ACAGTTTGCGGAGAGTTTTCCACATTTCTGTGAATTATTTAAATACTTAAATAAACATGGTTACGTTCAGAATACCTCTCCTGATAGATGTCTAAATACTCTGTTTTGTCTCTATTTGTAGTTACCTTGGAGCGTAACATATCAACCGAGAGACTGTCAACAACACAGGGACGATTTTCTGAGTTCCACACAGTGATTTGACAAATCCTCTGAGATGCTACATAATAGCAATGTTACTCGTTAACACTTCCACATTACACAATCATGGGACGCACTTACAAACGAAACGACCTGCATAACAGCAGACGCCCCAAGTCTATCCGAGAAAAGAGACAGTATTCCACAGGGAAACCCTCTCTCTACAATGATACTGACTCCACAGAGTTTTCCACAGGTAAGCATCAATCAAAGCAACAACGATTAGACTCCCACGATTATGAATGACACTCTACAATCAGACTGGATCGATGACATCCTAGATGATGAAACTACTGATGATATGTTAGACTTTGAGTGTGTACTTGATGAGTCTTTCGATGATCTATCAACGGAGGATTACTATGTCTAAATCTATCCAGTTAGATACGAAACCCCCAGTAAGTGTAAAGATCTGGGAGAAGCATAGGAAACACTTTTGGCGCTACGATTACGATGGTTGTCCTAAGTATGGTCCATTCACTGATTATCAACAAGCACTAGCAGACTCTCTCTTCTATTCTACAAAATGAATCTCCCCATTAAGTATGAAACACTGATGGATCTATATGATACTGGATCCCTCCCCCCTGATGAACAGATAGAGTTAGCACAGTTCTTGATAGATACTGGACTATATGAACAACTCTCCCAGTATACACAGTGGTGTGACTATCTAATACTTGAAGGACTATGTTATGATGTAGTTTGTTAACATGAGGGACAGTTAATCCTGTCCCCTATATGACAGTAACCGTTGCCCCGTTATGTTATATCGCGGTAGCGGTATATTAATAAGTACCTTCTCTCTAACCTACAACAGTATCCCAGAGCGGTCGATATATTAAGTTAATGAATGTTTCCCCTGTATATGAAAAAATTTCCCCAGTATATTCAGAGACCCTAGGGGATCAACTATCTTATGTAATGCTATGTCTGAAAGAATCACTGAGGATACTCGGAGACCATACAACTACGAGGTTACGGAGAACTGGAAGGAATGGGTAGGACGCCCCTGGCCTGAGTCCCATAAGGACAGAGGACTGGGAGGTTGTTACCAGATCGTCCGAGACTTTTACAAAACGTATTATGGGAGGGATTTGTATGATTACCCATCACAGAAAAAATATCTGTTTAAATCAGAGTATATCGAAGAGGAGCAGAGGAGGCAAGGAGGGTTCGACACAATCTATCAGGGTGGCATCTATGATGAGACACCATTAGATAACTTAGAGGTAGGGGACGTAATGATCATGAGACTGTTCTACGATCGCCTACAAGGGGGTTATTCATGGAAGGAGGGTAGAACATGCAATCACTGTGGTATATACCTCGGAGATGGATTCATGTTACACCACCCTGCATGGGAGACCAGTCGTATTGCAGACTTAGTAGCATTACAGTATTGGGCAGATAATACAGAGGTAGTGTTGAGGTTGAAGGATCGCAAATTACTGAAACCCTATATAAAAACAAAAGGAGAAGTCTTATGAGTAAACGATTTGTAGTGCCTGTGGAGGTAGATGAGAATGACGATTGTTTCATTACGTTTCCAGAGGAGGTAATGGAGGATTTGGGGTGGTATCCTGGGATGATGGTGGAGTGGAGTGAGGATATTGATGGTACTATTATTTTAAAAAAATCCGAAGAGCAAACCTAAGTTATTATGGAAGATCAACAAGAGTTTCTAGATGTATACCGCGAGCATATGGAGATGATCGCGAAAGGTATGGAAAATCTAAGTGCTCGTTTAAATAATGTGGAAACGGCATTAGGACATATGCCAACACCTGGTGCTGATATGATGAAGTATAAACCCGAAGGGTATGCGGATTACTTGAATATGAAAGAGATCTTTGATGATCTATATGTACGCCTAAATATGTTGGAAGACAGAATCAAAGTCATTGAACCCTAATGTCCATTTTTATCCAGGAGACTGCTAGATCCTTTCCCAACATTGATGAGGGCGGTGTATATCAAAAGGAATGGGAAAGACCTGCAAGTGGTAATTATGAATCACATGCAAATCACTCTGGTCCTGGTACAGGGTATCGTATTACATTTAATGATGATGGACCTGGCACTACCGTATTTGGTAATGATCGGGTCTATTATATTGGTGATAATGATGAGCAATGTTTTGGTGCAGCAGGTACACCATTAGAGGAGTGTGACTTTAATCGTCAACCTGTATATCGTTGGTATCGTAGTGGTGGTAATGATGATCATAAGTATACACCAAGGGGAGCATTGCGTTGGCCTACGGACTTCACTGGTGAGCAGGTAGGACAAGGTGAGGGTGGTGGTAAGGTTGCTCGTGCATATAACCGCGAACCCCGTAATGGTGAACCTGTATTCTTTTTATCAAGAGCAGGGAAACCAGGTAAGACTAAGGCAGTACATATCTGGTATGAGAATAGTAAGAATGATACACAGTTAGTAGCAAACAATAGTACATACACAGCAGGAGCGGGTGGTGGACCTGGTGGTGGTTATGTTTATATTGAAGTCTTAGGGTATGTGTATAACACTCAGGCAGATGCTCAGATATATGCAGATACTGGTGAGACACCTGTACCGTTATATGAATATTACAAATCTAGTAGTACATCAGAGAAGGATCATTTCTATACTGTAAATGTACCAGGGGAAGTAAACTTAGAGCGCGTGAGTGGCGTACCTAATTGTAAGGAACCTCGTGATGAGGAATATAGTTATGTTGGTATTGTAGGGTGGTGTTTCGCGAAGGATACTACAACAGGTAATCGTAAGGTATATGCAGATGTAGGATTGATTGGTCCGATTGGTTATAGTACACCTGTGGACTATGCAACTCGTGCAGGTTGGTATGAATGGGAAGGACCTGATCTAGGTGGTCATCCTAGTATTGGTGGTAGTCCTGCTATCTACACTCATGAGAATTATGAGTATCAGTTTGATGCTGATGCAGGATATCTAAGACAATATGATCAAGATGGTCAGATGGTTGCCAATGGTGGTGGCATCTTTAATTATAATTATTTCAGAAGTAATCGTCTTAGCGGAGCATATTCTACAAATAGGCATCCTGCTGTGGGATGGGGTGATCCACAAATTTGTCCGATTGATAATCGTGACGCATACTTTGAATGGGTGTATGGTAAGAATGGTGCGGTCAAAGCGGCAGTGCCCAAGTATCTTGAATTCCATGCAGCATTTGATTCGCAGTTCTTCTACTATGTGTACAACACAACGTATCCATGGAATGGACCGATCTTCTCTGTTCAGTATAGTATTAGTGATCGTAACCAATGTCCTAACAAAAATGTACCAGGCAGTGCAAACTCCACACCAGCAGATGATAGGTGTGTATGTGATGAAGCATTAGTTACCAAAGAGTATCATTCACACTTCTATGAGATTCGTCCTGACTCATGGAGAACTACTAATACCTCGTTGTCTCTTACAGACTTCCAGCATCATGGTATGAATGAATGTTTCAAGGTGTGTGATACTGAAAGTCATACACTCTTGTTTAGATACGTTGATGGTGGTGTTGATAGATTTGCAGAAGGCGATACTATCAATGGATGGGAGATTGGTGAACACGCTTACTTTGGTAACAAACTCCGTTGTGGTTATATGGAGTTGATTGGTGATGGCGATGTATTTACTGAGGGACAGATCTTTACACCCAATGGTAGAGACCCTGCTAACATCGAAGTGATTGCTGGATATGGTGTTGGTGATCGTGCAGCATTCTTTGGTGTGTATGAGTTCCCCAAGAAACTAAGTTACTACAAAGTAGAAATTGACCGCGATGCACTGATCCATAGTAAGACCTTAGATCAAGCAGAATTATCTGCAAAGGTGAGTAAGGACGGGCGCATCTCATCTATTATTATTGAAAATGCAGGGTTTGGATATAAGAATCCATCGGTCGTAATTCAGGATCCTTTGATCTTGAATGAGTATGGTGCGATGGACTTAACTAGGGAAGTCACACAACAATTTAAGTTTGAAAATACTAAATTTAGAATCCCAGAAGATCATATCGAGAACTATGATGGTGAAGACTATGATTATAATCTAAAACGTATCAGTAAGAAAACTGTCAACGGTATCAATCGTGACAGTGATAAGAGAATGCAGAAGAGGGAGAATGATTATCCCTATTCATCTAACTCCGATGTGAAGATTGAGGGTATGGATGAGGATGAGAAACAAACCGTTCTCAAAGCAGTATCAATTCGTGATAAGAAGTTAAAGACAACTAGTAGTGAGGATCGTAGGCGTCGGAGGATGAAACCTGCTAAGATTGAAATTAGTAGACTTGATGCTAATGGTGCTATTCGCGAGATTACGATTTTAGATCGTGGTGCAGGTTATGATCCTGATCCAGACAATCCTCCTAGAATCTTTGTGGCAGAGGTTGAGGAAGAAGAGTATAAGATGCGAGGTCCCAATACCAAGAAGGGGCAGAAAGCATTCAGGGAAACTGTCGCACCTGAGAAGAGAGCGGAGACTATAAGAAACTCAGATATCGATCCTAAGACTGGTCGATTCCGTTCGAGTGACATAAAATCCAAATCACTGAAAGAAGCAGTTGCAGAAAAGAGTGACTTGAATACTAGTCAACTTGGTGTCTTGGATGATGGTACGTTGAAGAGTATGCAGACCATGATGAATGGTTTCAATGCTACGTACCCAACTGGTTATATTAAAATTGGTGAGGTTGATGAAACAGAGAAAACTGCATTATGTCAAGGCATTCCTAAGGAGTGCGTTAAGATCACTGTGCCTAGGTTAGCAACTGCTGCAATACCTAATGAAGGTGACTTTGAGTTTCTGATTAAGAACAGTACAGCATTTGCTCAGATGTATCAGACTACTTACTCTGATGCAACGATGGCAGCGAAGGCAGCAGATGGTGAGATGGATAAACTCAGTGACTTCTATGGATGGAACAATGGTCAGGAGTGTATTGTTATTCCACAACCTAAGTTCTACAATGTAACTAGGTTCAAGGATCTACCTTGCCCATATCTTGATGAGGAAACTGGTAAAGCATTTGGTTTCATTGTTTATAAGTATTGTGCATCCAAGGGTGACAATGGTGCTTTCAAAGTAACTCTTTCTACTCGTGGTAAAACCATTGGACCTGATGGTGAGAACTTCATGGCATGGATGCATAAACTTGATCAACCAGCAGTTACTAAACCACGTCCTGTAACTAGTGGTGGAGTAGATAATAAGAATTGCTGGAAGTGTACTCGTAACATCACTGGGTCGATGGTTGGTGCAGGATCTGGTATTACTGGTTCCGTTGAAGGTAGATGCTACTGGGATCCTTCTGGTGGTAATGATGTGGTATTTGTTCCTATTGGTTTGGATGAGAATACGTATGACTGGCAACATGCGGACTACTCAGAACTAACACAGTTATCTGTATGGTTAGGAGAGAACATCGAATCATATCGAACTCGATCATTAACATATACTACTCCTGATAGATTCAACACTGTAACCACTACTACAACAAATGAAGATGGATCGACATCTACAAGTACATCTCAGGTTCTTGCTGCTGCTGGTCAAACTAACAATAGTAATGTGTACTACACAGCATCCATCAAACGACTGCAAAATGGTATGCCAGCAGAAGAGTGCTGGGACACCTATGTAAGGCGTTCTAGCGGCAATGGAAACCCTAATGGTGTCTTAGATGTCTATGGTTCCTATTGGCCTCAGGGAACAGGTAATAATCAAACACAAGGAAAAACACCTGGTCAAACTTTCTGGGAACAGAGAGGTGATGGGTCAGTAGGTGTCTATCAAGGATTCGGTGCTGGTGTCACATGTCTATACTCTGTCTTCTACTTGTATCTCCTTCTATATGGTAGTGGCAATGCTAACACACCAGCAGCAAATGAGTTTGCACTAGAATATGTGAATGACTTATCAATCTCTATTGACCCATATCAAATGAATCAACTTGGTATGATACTAGGACCATTCTCTGGTACTATGACTATTAAGAATTGGAGTGCAGGATCAACTATCACGTTTGGTCAAACTGCTAGAAATATGGGTAATCCATTCTTCGATGAATGTGGAGGTGGTGTCTTTAATGAAAGGAATGAAGTTGTGCAACCAAATCCACCAGCACCACTCAGGAAGATACATACATCATCTCATGATCCTGCTGATAAAGAGTTACTTAAAAAGAAATATAGTTCTTTGAGGGATGTTGAATTTGAAGATGATACTTACAAGGACTTCATTGATGAGGATTACAGTTTTGAGGATGACTTAAATACAAGGATATCAGATTTCTCTACGGACACAGACAATTTATTTAACGGTTAATCATGGCATTCGGACTATTACTACCAGTTGCACCTATCACAGGGTTACCTGACTCAGGACATGGTATCTGTATACCGCCCACAGTCCACTCTGTGCAACCCTGTGGCACCCCTCCAATCCCTTACAGTATCGTTATTAAGGAATGGACATGTTGGTGGCCCCCTACTCCTCTAATTCCAATCAATCCACTGAGTGCTATCAAGGCAACTGTGCTCATCAACGGTCTTCCTTGCATGACTTTTGGTGATGTATTCACACCACACATCTCAACTTGCACAAATATCATCATTTACATGTGTCCATGTGCCAAAGGATTGTGTCCTGTACCTACTCCTATCCCATGTTCACTCTTAACGATCGAAGATAACGCTGGAATTGGTCATGTTCGATTCGCTTTCACATCAACACTGACTGTATTTTCTGCAAAACTACCAGTTGCTCGTGTTTTGGATCCACTTGGCGTTGGAACACCTGGTTGGATGGGGTGGTCATATCCCTGTAACAGTGTGGTTGCGTATGGATCACCAAATGTGCTATCATCTTAGGGTCCCCATAGGAGCATAATGGCAAAGAGATCAACGACAGGACTTGCTGGTGGTAACTTTATTCCATCACAACCTAAAACAACCCGTCAGGGAGCATCACAAAACACTAAACTTAGCGCAACATCACGAAATGGTAAGCAAAAGAGGTACAGAGGTCAAGGAAGGTAAGGTAGTCACCACTCCTGAACTCGTCAAGGAATCAAATGTGGCACTGTATCGTGCCACAATGAACCTTCCACACGCTGCCAAACATTGTGGAATGACAGAACGGGAGATGAAAATGACATTTAGGGAGTTTTTGAAATATAATCCTCCCGTTGAACCTATAAATAAACAAGAACACTGATATAAATCAGAAAATTGGCACGTTATCGGTTCCGATCTGAACAATTCCTGTCCCGAGGGTACAAAGATTTCTCTGTATCCTTCAATATGAATCCGAATACGGAAGATTTTGGGTCAGTTACGAATGAAAATGCTATTAAGCAGTCAGTTCGGAATCTTATCATGACACAATTTGGAGAGAGACCCTTTCAAATGGAGATTGGGTCCCGCGTTACAGGTCTTTTGTTTGAACCGTTCGACGTTTTCTCAGCAGAAGACCTGAAAGACGAAATTAGAAATACCATTGAGAGACTGGAACCTCGTGTGACAGTCGAATCAGTGGATGTGATTCTCTCAGAAAGTGAAGATGCTCTTGATGTGAGCATAGAGTATCGCATCGTTGGTGAAGAACTTGTTCAAACTATCGAATTTCTATTAGAACGCACCTAAAATGGCAGCACTACCATCAGAATTAACGTCACTAGACTTCTTTGAGATCAAAGAATCTATCAGATCGTACCTGAGAACAAGAAAAGAGTTCACAGATTATGATTTTGAGGGTTCTGCGTCTTCATATCTCATTGATATTTTAGCATATAACACTTATTACGCTTCGTTTACGGCAAACATGTCGATGAACGAGGCATTTTTGGAATCTGCGACTGTTAGAGATAACATTGTTCGGATTGCAAAGCAAATTGGTTACACTCCTAGGTCTAAAAAAGGATCAAGAGCGTGTATTGGGATGACAACAGCAGCAACTTTGCTCCCTGGTGACCAATCTTTCCCATCATCTGTAACAATTAAGAAAGGTGATGCATTTGTTGCCAAGGTTGATGGCGATTCTTACATATTTTCTTTACTTTCTGACGTAGAAGCGAGCGTTGATCAGTCTACTGGTCTGGCAACCTTCAACAAGATGCTGGTATATCAAGGAAATCTGCTTACATACAGTTTTACTGTTGATGATACAAGGAAAGCGGAGTATGTTATCCCATCAGAAGACGTAGATACGGAGAGAATGAAGGTTTTTGTTCGTCCAAACGAGCAATCTGTGGAAGTTGATGAATATTCTCTGGCAAATAACGTAACTTCACTTGAATCAACGTCAAGAAATTACTTCTTAGAGGAAACTGAGGACCTTAGATTCAAAATTACCTTTGGTGATGGTGTACTTGGTCGTAAATTGATCGATAATGAGTACATCACCGTACAATATCTTGATACTGACGGTGAACAAGCGAATGGTGCGAAGAAATTTGGGTTTATTGGGCGTGCAGCGGACTCTGTGGGTCGTCCAATCCTTCCTCAGGCGATTGAACTGACAACTATTGAGACATCTGCGGATGGTCAGGCACGGGAAACTGCATTAACAGTCAAATATCGCGCTCCGAAGTCATTCTCAGTACAGAATAGAGCAGTTACCGAAGGTGACTACGCATATTTGGTGTCTGAACTGTATCCACAGGCAGCATCAGTGACTGCATACGGTGGTGAGAAACTAAATCCACCACAATATGGCAAAGTTTACGTTGCTGTAAGAACAAAGAGTGGTGTTAACCTTAACAACACTACTAAGAAGAGGATCAAGAACCAGTTACTTGATTACTCTATGGCATCGATCCAACCTGAGATCGTTGATCCAAGAATCTTCTACATATCACCTACTATTCATCTTGCCTACAACGGCAACAATACATCTAGGTCATCTAATGAACTGGCTGCTCAGGTACTGAGGTCTGTCGATAGATTTAACGCTCAGGAGCGTGATAGTAGATTCTCTGGTCGTCTAGAACCATCAAAGTTCAACGCTATGGTGGACTCTTCCGATTCTGCTATCAGTGGTACTACAACCCAAATGACCATGGGTCAGAACCTTGATCAGTTCACCTTTGGAAATCAATTCTCACAGTGTTTAGACTTCAACAACCCAATCACTAACCCGAACGATTACGGTGGCAGTGGAGGCGATCCTGGTGGGTCTGGTGGGGGTATTCCATGTTCAACCACTGCTGATTGTCCTGCTGGTCAAATCTGTATCAATGGCACATGTCAAGATGATCCGAATGGTGGCACTCCATGCTCTACTACTGCTGATTGTCCAGAAGGTCAGATCTGTGTGAATGGCACATGTCAACCCGATCCTAATTATAGAGGTGGTGATGGCAATCCAGGTGGTGGCGATGGTGGTTCTTGTAAACCCAAGTTCTCTGCTGTTAAGAGTGGAACATTCTATGCTACTGGATATACCGAAGAGGTTGCTGACCTGATTGGTGCTGGTGAAGCAGCAGGATCTCTTATTACTGGCACTACCGTTAGCAACCCAGTTGCTGGTGGTAATACTAATCTGGAAGAAGTTGTTGCAAACTCCCAGATTGCCCAAACAGCAACTCTTGTTCCTGTGAACATCAGAGATGATGGTCTTGGTAACCTGATGATGGTCACCAACAGAAATGAGAAAGAAGTGGTTCTTAACGATTTAGTTGGAACTGTGGATTATGAAAATGGTATTGTTTGTGTTGGCCCTATCAATGTAGGCGATACACCTGATGGTACAAATAGAATTCCTGTTGTAGTTTTACCTTCTACTGGACCTATTACAATCCCACCTGGCGTTGACCCCACAATCTTCGACCCCAAAGTGTTCCCAAGGGATATCAACACTAATCCTGGTGCTGTTGATGCCTTCGATCCATTCAGTTTTGGCGGATGGAACTACGGTGGTAGCAACATAAATACAATCACGTACCCCACTGGAACGTTCTCGTATCCAGAACTGGACTCCTGTTTCTAAGAGATAAATGTTCGCAAAAACGATCAACATTTCTGACAGAGTTGCTAATCAACTCCCAGAATTCATCCGAAACGAAGATGAGCAACTTGTCAATTTCCTGATTGAATACTATAAATCTCAGGAAAAGACAGGTCGCCCATATAACGTACTTAATAATCTTATTAAGTATCTCGACTTAGACGAGTATGATCAGAAGATTCTTACATCGTCAACATCCTTGATTAAGGAAGTTGGGATTTATGATGAGGTCATTGAAGTAGAACAAATTGATGGATTCTTGCCTAGCAAGGGTTCTGTGATGATTGATAACGAGATCATCTATTATGATGAGACCGTTCGTGGTCCAGATGCTATTCTGACACCTGGTATCTCTCTTGAAGAGTTCAATAAGAAAAGACAAGCACTAGAATCACCTTGGGAACTGTTTGACGGAGCAAGAACTACATTCCCGCTAAAATTCTTAGGTACTCCTGTATCTGCCGTATCTGCTGATCACCTTGCGGTAACAATTTATGGTGATCTGCTAATTCCTCAGGTTGATTACACTGTTTCTGGTAGTGAGATCACTCTGACAGTCCCACCCCGCGCAAGAACGGGTAATGATCAGGTAGAACTTACACAAATTCTGTATTATGTTGGATTTGCGGATTCTGTAATCAAGGATCTGGTGATTCCTGATGTCAATGATCTAGTGGGTCTTGACTCCACAACAATGGAGTATGATAGTTTACCATATTCCCCTATTGCTGAGATCGGTCTGATCATCAATAGGAATGCTGTCCTTCAACGTCCTTATCTGGACTATGTGTTGACGGACAACAACACAAAAATTAAGTTCTTTGTAAATATTTCAAATCAGGATACATTCCATATCCGCTCTATTGAATATGTTTCCCCAACTGTGGGTAGTGGTGCTAGTGCAGTTACCAGAGTTGGTGCTAGTGGTGAAATTGATAAGATCATCATCAAGGATGGTGGTAAAGGTTATCAACTCAATTTTGCACCCAAACTATCAATCTACTCATCGACTGGCGTTGGTGAAGCATCAGCAGGTAGAACCCTAGTTAACGGTATCAAAGATTCCCAGTTGATTAGAGGTGGTCAGGGTTACACTTCATACAACCCACCTGTTCTGAAAATCACTCCACCATCGGATTTGATCAACGGATCACAAGCAACAGCAGAAATCACTGTTGATGATGACACTGGTATGGTGTCCAGCATCGAAATCACTAACTCAGGTTCTGGTTATGATTTCATTCCTGCAATTACATTCTTAAATCCTGATGGTGCTGAAATCAGTAGTCCTGAGATTGATTCTGAGGGTCGTTTGGTTCCAGCATCTATCGCTGTGACTCAGGGTGGTATTGGTTATAGCAATCCTCCTGAAATCTACATTGATGCTGCACCTGACGGTGGTATCAATGCTGCTGCTACCTGTACCGTTGCTCCTAATGGGCAGATTGTATCTGTAACTATCACTAATAGAGGTAGAGGGTACCTGACACCCCCAAGAGCGCGTGTGATCCAACCAGTGGGCGCACAGGTGCTTGATATCACCGTTGCGAACGGCAATGTAACTAACATCAATTTGCTGACTGGCGGTAAAGGTTACTTAGATGCACCTTCTGTGTACATTGTGGACGATCGTAAGGGTCCATTGAATGAACCTATTGGTGGCACGGGTGCTGAGGCAGTAGCAACCATCTTCAACGGTGAGATTACTGATATCAACATCGTTAACTTTGGTACTGGGTATTCTGATACTGAACCACCTAAGGTTTACATCGCATCTCCCGCTTCTGCACAAGCATCTTGTGATGTTGGTTTCGGTGAAGTGACTGGTTTCACTATTTTGTCTGCTGGACGTAAATATGAACCATCAGCACTGACTGGATGTGCTCGTGGTGTATCTGATGTTGCAACTTTCGACAATTACGCTAACCAGATCTATGCAAAAGAGAGTCAACTGACTCAAAGCAGTCACCCTGCTGAATCTGTTGTCAATAACCTTGACAGCATGATCATTAAGCAAGTATTCGACAAGTTCCGTCGTCAATACATGCCCACAATCAATCTTGACTACTCTCAGGTTAATCCTGTACTGGTTATTAAGAAGATTAAGGACTTCTACCTGTCTAAGGGTACAAAAAAAGCAACGCAGTACCTATTTAAGATTCTCTTCGGTGAAGAGATCGATGTGTACTATCCTAGGGATGAGATGATCACCCCTTCTGCGGCATCTTGGGTTGTTGACACCATTTTGCGAGCAGAATTGATTTCTGGCGATCCAGCAAACCTGAAAGACTCTCAGTTGGTGCAGATTGCGGATGAAGTTGACCAGAATATCAAAGATGCGTCAGTTCTGATCGAAAACGTCATCTCCATCATCGAAGGTACGGATATTATCTATGAATTGGCAATTTCAGAGGAAACACTGAACGGCGAATTCAAGATTCCATATAAAACAGTTCTTGTAGAACCATTAGACACTACTGGTGGTATTATTACGGTTGACTCCACTATTGGATGGCCAGAAAAGAACGGTACCATCATTATTGATGATAATGAGATTGTACAGTATAAAGATAAGTCACTAAACCAATTTATTGAGTGTACTCGCTCCAAAAACGGAGTTGTAGAGGATTGGGACCCTGGTACAATCATTCATTCTGATATTTTCGTATATGCCAACCGTGGACAAGAGACAGAAGTACAACTTCGCATTCTGGGTATTGCAGAAGCAGGAACTACTGTTCTCGAAGATAGTGGTTCCTATTATCTGCCTGGTGACAAACTAAATGTTGCTGCATTGGGTTCTACCGACCAAGATGAGCGTCTACAATCCTGGTTGTACAACGTTAAGAAACTTATTAAGGTTTCTCAGATCATTCCTGGTGGTTTGAACAGAACTGCAACCGTAACTTGCGAAAACCCACATGGTTTGCTAGTTGAGGACACTGTTACCATCTATGGTGCAAACCCTGCTGTATATAATGGTACATTTGAGGTTACTGCTCGTCTTGACGACTTTACATTCTCTTATCTGATTCCAGTACCAACAGCGATCGAACCACAAGGTAATATCCTCCTATCTGTTGACCTAAACAGAGGTAAGTCTACTCAGAGCACGATCAACGAAGTGATCTCTCTGTTTACCTCTAACGTACAGAACTCATTCTTCAATAATGACTTTGTTTACGTTGCAGCATCAGGTCTGCCCAACTATAAGGTCGGTCCTTTCAGTGGATCTGCACTTATCCCTGGTAACCAGCGTAAACTGCTGAGATTCCCTAGAACTGTCAATACAGTTTCAACTAGAACTACGGTATTACCAAATACACCAATTGGTGCATGGGTTAACGGTGTATCTGCATGGGGTTACAAGGATCAGGAGTTTGTAACTTTCGGTCCTCTTACTGGTATCGATATTACCAACACTGGCGAAGAGTATGATGCTGGTTCTACACCTACACTAGAAATTACTGGTGGTGGTGGTTCAGGTGCTGTTGCATCAGTCATTGTTAATGGTTCTTTGAGTACAGTTGATGTACTCACCCAAGGAACTGGATATACTACACAACCTTTGATCTCAATTGTTGGTGGTGGTGGTTCAGGTGCTACTGCACAAGCAGTTGTGACAAACGGTCGTGTAACTCGTGTCTTGGTGGGTAACCCTGGTACAGGGTATACATCACAACCTACAATCTCCATCACTGGTGGTGGTGGTTCTGGTGCTACTGCAATTGCACAAGTTCGTGGTGCTATTTCTGGTGTTAACATCCTATCCAGAGGAACTGGATATACTTCCACACCAACACTGAAACTGAACTCTGGTGAAGGTGCTTTGGCACAACCCATTGTTATCAATGGTCGTATTGTATCTGTTGCTATCATTAACTCTGGTGATGGGTATACTACTGCTCCTACCGTATACATCAATGGTGATGGTTTCGGTGCTAAGGCAACTGCTGTTATCGGCACCCTTGGTGAAGACAAAGGTAAGGTTATCTCAGTCAGTATCACCAACAAAGGTGTTGGATATACTCAGGGTAATACTACTGTCCGTATGGAAGCAGTTGGACAACTTGCAACATTCAATGCAAATGTGTTCCAATGGAATAAGAACTTAGAGTATAACCTCAGCACTAAGTATGACATTGCTCGTGGTTATGTCTTTACTGGATTTAACAACCAGTATGGTGGTGAGTATGCACACGTATCTGACCCCAAAGAACTCCGTTATGTGGTTGGCGACAACGTAATCCTTGATCCTGAAACCAATACCTTCAAAGAAGAAGGTACTGAGACTGGTGCTGCTATTTCTCACTCACCCATTCTGGGTTGGGCGTTTGATGGTAACCCAATCTATGGTCCTTATGGTTATATCGATCCTACTGATCAGAACGGTGGTATCAGAAGAATGCGTTCTTCTTACAGACTGAAAACTAATGTAGTTTATGATGTTGATACAAACCCAGAACCTGCTCGTATTGATGGTCCTGTACTTGCTGACTATCCTGCTGGACAGTTTGTTGATGACTATGAGTATGCATTCCAAGAAGGAGATCTAGACCCATACAACGGTCGTTTCTGTAAGACACCTGATTATCCTGATGGTACATATTGCTACTTCATCACAATTGATGCATCAGAAGCAGGTCTTCCAGTATTCCCTTACATCATCGGTCCTGAGTTCAACTCAATTGTTGATACTTGGAACCTGAGTCAGAGTGCAGTACAAGAGAACATCCCTCAGGATGTGTCTCGTTTTAGAGATCCATATGAAGAAGTTGACATCGACATTGAGCGTCAACCCAACCAACAGTCAGATCAACTGGTTACAGAGAAGGAAGGAGACCTTATCCTTTTTGAAACTTCTGACATAGATAATGATGGTATCATTTCTCCTGCTGAGATCGCCACTAATCTGGTGATGACAGAAGAAGCAGCACTTCAAATCTATGATTATTTCCCAAGAGTTTCGACAGAATCCAGAGTCGATATTGAAGTTGAGACAACAACGAAATTTGAGAATGCTCAGATCGATGGTTTTGTTATTGAAAATTCTGGTGTTTCCTATCAAGTTAACGATACACTATTTTTCGACAACACTGGAACGGATGGTTTTGGTGCCTCTGCACAAGTCGAGTCTGTTCAGGGTGCTAGTATCGCAGCATATAGTAAGGAAGTCATCAACGACATCCCCTACGGCAAAATCACAACATCAACAGACCACGAACTAATTGGACAAGACGAGATCATCGTCAGTTCTAGGGTCATCACTGAGAATACCAACAAGAGATTCTACATGTCTGTGGTTACAGGCATTGACTCCATTTTGGTATCACAAACTGGTATTGGTTATAATGAGGCAATTCCACCATCTTATGAAATCATTACACCGTCTGGACAAGACGTTGAACTTGATATTGTACTAGATCTTACTACTGGTAAGGTTGATACTGTTAATATCGTCAACTCTGGTTTTAATTATGATACTGAGAATACTCCTCAGATCAGAGTTTCACACCCACAGAGATTCAAGAAGACTTATTACTGGTCCACTTCATTTGCTGAAAGTGCAGACTGTAAGTTTGAGATCACTGACTCTGTTGTATCGGCAGAGCGTAACCTGTATATCTGTGGTCAAATCACAAAACCTAATGGTGATTCAGCAGCATTCGTTGCTAAATTCAACGACCTAGGTAATGTTGTCTGGGATAGAACTTTACTTCCTAGTTCAGCAATCAAGGTGGCACGTTGGAAGAAGATGTATCTGGATGAGACCAGTGAAGAGAATGATCTCATTTATCTGATTGGTGAAACTGAATCTCAGGGAACTGCAAACCGTAATCCTGATATTTTAGTTGCCAAGTATGAATCTGGTCTTGATAATGCTAACAATCCAGAAGGCATCGTTAGATGGCAGAAAGAAATTGCTGGTGTATCTGGTTCTACTCGTCGTGACTATGCTGGTGACATCTATCTAGATGCAGACCAACGTGTGTACATCTGTGGTTGGACAGACACTAACTCACCTGATCCTGATGACATTTGGATCATTCAACTGAATAGTTTCGGTGATCTGATCGAGAAACGTAAGTTTGCTTCGGATTCCGAAGGTGAGCAGATGTATCAACTGCATTTCATCGGTGACAACAAACTTGTCTTTGCTGGTATTGATAAAGACAACAATGATCTGCTGTTTGGTGAAATGGAGTACGATGGTGCAAACATCGAATTCACATATGTCAAACGTCTTGCAATTTCTGGTGGTGATGTACAAAATCCACAGTTTGTGCTTGATGAGTACGATGATCTGTTCTTTGTATGTGATATGTGGAATGGCACCAAGAATTATGGTGTTGCATTCTTCAAGATTGCAATGTCACAGATCAAACTGGTGGTTGCAAGTCCAGAATGGCAATTTGCCAAGATTATGGCACCAACAGTCCAATTTGAGTCTGTTAAACATGCTGGCATCACTCTTGACATCTTTGGCAACGTTAACGTGGTCACAGAGATCAAATATGAAGATAATAACCTGACTGCTAACATTGCAAGTTTCAAATATGATGGAACACTGCTAAATCAGTCTGATGTTTGGAAGACTGCTAATGATATTGGTTTTACAACACATACTCATGCTGTTGATAACTCTGGTGACATTATTCTGAGTTGCAATACTCAAAATGCTGATCAAACCATTGTTCATCGCTTTGAGAATGCTGATAACTTGGTTGAAGACTCAACTAAGCAAGAAATTCCTACAATCACAGTATTGAATGCTGCTAACGCTGCACATGATACTACCGACTATAAGTTTGGTTCTGGATCATTAGATTTCACTGCTCTTAACCGTATTCAGTGGGAAGATCTGAATATCACTACTGACTGGACTGTTGGTATGTGGGTTCAGATGGATTCTGCCCATGACAGCAGTAATGCTACTGTTGAGATGATTACAGCAGTTGCTGATACTGGCGGAACCGTTCGTTTCACGATTGAAGGTAATTCAGGTCTTGCTAACTACGGTAAGGTTGCATTGCAACTAACTCCTGCTGGTGCTGCCACTACCACAGTATGGTCTGTTGGTTCTACCTATTGGGCAGCATTATCTGACAACACTTGGCATCATATTGCATTTGTTAAGGAAGAACCTTCCTTGGGTTCATATGTATACTCATGCTACTTCGATGGCGTCATTGTTGCCACTACAACAACCACTGAGAACATCGTACTGAATGATTTGTATGTTGGTGCTGAGGTTGCATCTCCTGCTACTGCTAACTGCTTCATTGGTAATATCGATGATCTTATCGTTGATCCTAAGGCAGTATATACTACTGCATCGTTCACACTGCCTACCGAGAGATATAGAATCACTTCTGCTGACAGTAGCATTGAACTAATCAAGTTTGATAGACTGCATAGCAAGAGAGGTACATATACCCCCACCAGCGCCACCAGAAGCGGCGAGAACCTGCGTATTGAGGACATTGACTCTGGAACTGCGGGTATCAATGTAAATACGATTTCTAACCCTGTAATCACAATCTGGTCGGTTGGTTCTTCGGGTTTACAGATTCTTGACTACTCTGATGTAACATCTACACTAGCACCTGGCACTTTCAACTTTGTAACCGATAGATTCACTTACGAGACTAAGACATCTACTATTCCTACTCCTTTGGGTAGAAAACTGATCCTAGATCCGATTGTCCTTCCAAAATACTATATTAGGGATGCTGGTTATCAGAAGATCGATGCTGTTAAGGAATTTACATTCAACCAGGATATCAAGTTCGAGAAAGGTTCAATTATCCAACAAACCAATGCTCAGGGTGTTGTCCAAGCATTTGGTACCATTGTTGAGGTCCCAGTCGGCAGTATTGACGATCCTGGCGTTGGTACTACCTATAAAGTAGGTAAAATCTACGGCAACTTCAATAATACTGATCTGTTCCAAAATGACCTTGGTGAGACTAATACTATTGAGGAAATTTCGTTTGAAGTCTCTCGTCCACAAACTGCATGGGAAGCAGGTAAGGCATATGCTGTAAATGACCAAGTTTGGTCAGATGACAAGATTTACTATGCAACTAACAATGCAACTTCTGGTGTAACCGAACCTACTCATACTATCGGTGCAGTAACCGATGGTGCTGTGGTTTGGCAATTTATTAGCGATGCTCCAAACATTGAAGTTAATCTTCTGGACTATCCATGGCCTGTGCCAACTGATGCTACCCCTTGGGCAGAAACCAGATCATATCAACTTGATGATACTGTATACTTCGGTAGAAACAAATATACCTGTACAGTTGCTGGTACCACTGGTACAACCGCACCAACCCATACATCAGGAACAGCGACGGATAATTCCGTTACATGGACATACACTAGTACATATGATCCACTTTATAACTATGCTAGGTTCCGTCCTACTAATGTTCTCGATTATAGAGTAACTATTCTGAATACTTTCAGTGGTTCTGACTTTATTGTTGGAGACGTGGTTTCCCTTGGCAATAGCGTGAATGCTGGTCCTAAGGAAGACACTAATAACAAAATTGCAGAAGTAAGTGGTCTATCTAGTGTTAAGACTATTCGTGTTACTGTAAACCTGAATAAGGACATTGTTAGAACATCAGAAGCGAATACAGACCTTATCTATTGTTCTGCACTCTCTCCACACAACTTTAAGACTAATGACATCCTCTTTGTTGAAGGATTTACAACTGCTGAGTTTAACGGTTCATTCTTCGTAAAAGAGGTCTTCTCTTCCAGAGATTTCACTTACAGAATGAGAGCAATTGCTACTGGCGAACCTGCTTTCCAGCAAAACGCTATTGCAAGAGTTAAGATTGCTTCTAAGCACCCAACCTTGCTTCTGGTCAGAAATCACTCTTATATCTTTGATATGAGTGATATATCTAACTTTGGGTACTATCTGTCGTTTGCACAAGATAACCAGTTCAAACTGGAATACTCTTTCAACGTAATCGAGCGTGAAGGCACTCCTGGTCTTTCTTCCGCTACTGAGACCCCTGTGGTCAAGTTTACGATCGGTGGTGAAGTTACTAACATCACTTACTACTTTGACCCATCTAGAACAACTGATACATCACCAGTTGGAGAAAACTCCTTCATTGACGTTATTAAGACACCATTTGATGGTAGATTCCAGATTAGCGAAGTTATCTCGGATACTGAGTTTAGATTCCCTCTTCTTACCGAACCTGAGTTCACTAATGCTGAAATCGGTCTGAATGATAGAGATGTTCCTAATACCATCTATTCAACGACTTCTACCAAAGCAATCGGTCCTATCAACTCGATTCGACTAATTTCACCTGGTGGATTCTATAAGAAACTCCCAATCATCTCTGATATTGCTTCTGATCGTAAGATCGAGAAACTGCGTATCACTGCTGCTGGTACTGAGTATGCACCTGGTGTATACACTCAGATCAGTATTGATGGTGATGGTGAAGGTGCTTTGTGTAATATCACTGTTGAACTTGATGCTGAGACTGGATCTGGTGCTATCAGCGATGTTGCACTTACTGATCCTGGTAAAGGTTATACCTTCGCTACTATTGACATCGATGGTATCCCTGGAATCCTTGGAGCAACATTGGCAGGTTCTGGTGGTGCCATCGAGGTTGTCATTCCTGATGAAGGTACTGGTGCTGCTGTATTCTTAACAGGTACTCAGATTGGTAAGATCAAGACTCTGAAAAACAATGAGTTTGGTTATGGTTACTCCCATGACTATACTCTCCGTCCTGAGATTGCATTCCCAATCAACCTTCAACTGTTCAACACTTCTATTCTTTCACAGATCAAGATCACTAATCCTGGTGCTGGTTATACCTCTGCACCTGCTGTTCTGATCTCTGGTGGTGGTGGTGTTAATGCAGAAGCAGAGGCAGTTGTCAAGAACAACAGACTTTCTGAAATTCTGATCAAGAACCCTGGTTCTGGTTACTCTTCACAACCTATTGTTACCCTGAAATCAGAGTTCACATACGTTGTGAACCTTGACCTCAACTATTTGCAGTTCAACTTCCCACATGGTATTACCACTGGTGCTGAGGTTCAGTTCCGTGCTGATAACATCGGTTCAACAGAAGGCATCCTGCCGAAACCCAGTAGCGTTGGTTTGACCAGTTTGTCTGCTAGTCAGACTTACTATGCTATTGCTGGTGATGCAAACGGTCTTGAATCCGATCAACTTAGATTCGGTCTGACCCCAGTTGATGCTGAGTCTGGTAACTTCATCACATTCTTGACCCAAGGTGATGGTCGTCAGGTTCTTCTTACCGAGGTGTTCGGTGGACAAGCAGAAGCAGTGGTTGAAACTTCCAGATTCTTGGAAGGTGAGCAAGTGTTCCAAGGCGAAACCTTCGAGACTGCAACTGCATTTGGTATCGTTTCTGAAAACGATGGTTGGCAGATTCAACCTAAGATCCTTAAAGTTACCAATCCTGACGGAGACTTCGTTGTTGGTGGTAAAGTTCAAGGTATCATTTCTCGCGCTTCTGGTGTCATCGACAACCTGAACATCGCTAAGGGTGTTCTGAACATTGATGCTATCACTAAGACTGCTGGTAGATTTACTGATGACGTTGGCAAACCTTCTGAAATTGTTCAGAAGATTCAAGACTCGTTCTTCTATCAGAACTTCTCCTACGTTATTAAGTCTCAGATTCCTATCAACAAGTGGAAGAATCAGATTCTGGAAAACAACCACCCAGTTGGTTTCAGCATGTTCGGTCAGTTAGAACTGACTGGTGGTAAGGATATCTCTGGTCGTAAGGTTGCTGCTGACTTCACTAAGCAAGTTAACATCAATGAGTATACTAATGTCAATGAGATTACCTCATTCGGCGCTGCTCAACCAATCTATTCAACCTTCAATAACTCCGAAGTTCTCTTCCGTAAGAAGAGACTGACTAACTCTGAGGAAATTCTTACATCTATCGTTAAGAAGATTGATAGTATTTCTTCTCAGTTCGATGGTGTCACTAAGGCATTCCCAATTACAGTTGAAGGCAATCAAGTAATTGTTAACGAGAATCAACTTCTTGTTACTTTGAATGGTGTTATCCAATCACCAGGCAATGCATATAATGTGGTGGGTGGTTCTATTGTGTTCTCAGAAGCACCTAGACCTGACTCCAAAGTGGTTTATAGGAATATCTCTTTTGATATTATGCCTATCACCAGATTGAATCTGAATACTATTGCTGGTATCTTCCCATCAATTGGTGACACAGTTAATGGATTCACAACTCAAACAACAGCAAGAGTTGTTGCAACTGGTGCAACTAGTATCGACGTTGTAGACATCGGTTCTGGAACTGGAACATTCGATCTGAATGAGAGAGTTGACGTTGGTAGAACTGGGTTTAGTGCTCTTATCGGAAGTATCGATAAGTCATTCACTAAACTGTTCTTACAGAGTATTGGTGGTACATTCGGAACAATTTTAATCGGAGATATTGTAACAGGCCAAACAACTGGTGCAAGAGCAACTGTAACCTCTATTGATCTTACTGATCAGAGCATCCAAGTGACAGACATGTCTAATGGATACTTCGACCGTGGTGAGGATATACAATTCTTTGCCGCTGGTTATGGCGCTAACATCTTGAATGTTGATAGTGTTAACTATAAGACTATCTTTGAGTTTGGCGAATCTCTTACAGGTCTTGACAATGATACTGCTATTGTTGAAGAGACCAACCTTGACCTTGATGGTAACGTCTCTGATAAGTTGGTATTGTCCAAGACCTCAGGAACTGCTGAGTATGAGACTGGTGCATACAACCTTCTTCTCAATGATATCTTCTATTCTGCTTCATCTAACATTGCTGGTCGTATCACACAGATCTCACCTTATAGAGATCCCATCACGAGCATCAATATCGAACGTCCTTCTACCGTTACTGGCGAATGGGCATCCTTCCAAGAAGGTGATCAATTCCTTGGTCTGACTTCTGGTGCAAGAGGTGAAGTTGTCAGAATTGACTATGAGGCATCACCACCTATCCTGTACTACCTCAGAAAGACTGAGCAGAACTTTAACTTAGATCCTAATACTATTGATCCTACTGATGGTGATCAGACAGCAGTTTCTGAAACTGTACAAAAGTATGAAAATGATGTTAATGGTAATGAAGTTTTAGATTCCTTAACTGAGACTCTTCTTGGAGAAGCAAGGATTGGTGATGTGGTTGACACTCTGGTCATTAACAGAGGTTCTACATTCTTCGGTATGATCTTCGAGCGTTTGATCTCTCTGACTAATCAGAACCAAATCCTTGATGATGTTTCTAAGACTACTATCACCCCTGTTGAAATTCTTGACAGTTCTGATCGTATTAACGCTGACTTCCTTGACTTTGAAGAAGTTCGTTCTACTGAAATCGAATATGAAGATCTCACTGGCGGCACATTAGCAGTTGGCGATAAACTTCGTTCTATCCAAGTAACATATGGCAACCCAGTAACAGATTCCCTCAACAGATGGAAAGATGCTGGTCGTATGATCGAGTTCAACAGACAGGAGATCGTTGACTTTGCTAATGCTGAGATTTCTGTTGAGCACCCTGCGTTCTACTATCCTGGTGACAACCAGACAGATCAGTTCAGCAGATTTGCAGATTCTTATCGTCTGATTGCTAAGAACAAAGAATACATCATCGCTAAGTCTTATGCAGACATGGTTGTTGAGTATCCTCTTCTGACCATACCTTCTTCTACCAAGTGTAAGAGAGATATTGGTAAGTATATTGACGCACTATCCATGGACATGTTCCAAGGTGGTACTGTTTATACACGTAAACTTCTCCAATCCTATTTCAGTACAGATGGTCTGACCTTCCTGTATATTGACGGTGAAGAGCAAGCAACTGAATATGCGTTTGAGCAAGCACTCAACTATATGAAGGATGCTCTCACTAACATGCTCACAGGTAGTGAGGTTGTTGATGGTGTAACTTATGTCAAGTATGACGAGAGATCTAGTGGTGGATCTAGTGGCACTGGTATCACTGCTGACCCATCACCTGGTAATAATTATGGTACTGCTGGTTCCAATGCTATAAACTATGGTGCTACAAATTGTTCTGATGTGCAGTCAGCACTCACAACTCTCTTTACTAACGTATCCGAAGTTCTGCTTGCAGGTTCACTATCTGATCTGATCGATCTGTCAGAACCCAATACATACAGTGCAAACGAGACTAAGTGTCGTCGTGACATCGGTCTGATGGTCGATGCTCTCGCTGCTGATATTGCAGGTGATGGTAACTATCAGATTGTCGAATTTACTAAGAAATACTTCGATAACGCTGGAACACCTATCAGCAATGGTCTGGTTGGTGAAGTTGCTGAATCTCTTACTGCATTCAGAAAAGCAGGCGAAATGTGCCGTAAGGCAATCAACAACCTTCTCTATGTTCAGGTCAATACCAGAACTGCTGAGACTGGTTATATGCTGAAAGATCCGACCACATATGCTGGTCCATATCTTGGTTCTTCGGGAACTGAACTGACTGAGTTTGATGTATCTAATGCTGCCTATGTGTCTGGCAGTGGCATCATGACGTTGACGATCGGTTCACACTCACTGACAACCAGCGACAGCATTACGATCAGACCTTACTCTTTACGTTTCACATGTAGTTCTGATAGTAATGCAACCTTCCACGATTACCCACGTACTGGCGATCCTGCATTCAATACACCCCTGACTATCGATGCTGTAACTGCTACAACCATTGAAGTTAACGTTGGTGCATCACCTGCTGGACAACAGTACGCTCACACCTTCATCAGTGCTATCGATAACGCTGTATTCCAAGGTGGCGGTGGTGCTGCTGCATACTACGATCCTAACTACTACTCTGGTAGAAACGAAAGTATCCAACATTGTGCTGACGTTCAGGCAGGTATCCATACTCTGGTCGAACTGGCAGCAACTGCTATCGGCGCTGGTAGTCTCACTAGCATCAACAGTCTGGCAGTTGTCAGTGATGGTTCTTATCAGATCAACGAAAACCTACGTGTTTACAAACTATCCTACAAAGATCCTGGTGGAAATGGATTCTTCATCCCTGGTGATGTAATCAAAGGTGCAACATCTGGTGCAACATTCTTAGCGAAGGGTGCAAACTCTGGTTTGAAGTGGTTGTATACCAATTCAGTTACTGGCACTTTCCAAGACAGAGAGATTCTTTCTAACACCAAATTGACTAGCAGCAATGCAGTCTTGACTGGGTTGATTAAGAAGTCTGGTTCTAAGTCTTTGAGACTTGATGCTGGTGGTTATCTGTCACATGAACTGAGCGAAGTTCAGAAGTTTGGAACTGATGATTTTACAATCGAGATGTGGATCAGACCTACAACTCTGTCTGGTTTGCAGTATCTCTGGGATACTCGCACCAGTGGTGCTGCTGAGGTTGGATCTCCTGTTCTATATCTGAATGGTAGTAACATCTCTTGGTACCTGAACGGTAGTGATCAAATCTCAGGTGCTCACAACTTAGGCACTGACGCTTGGCATCATATTGCTGTCAGCAGAACAACAAACATCACCAAACTTTGGGTGAATGGTACACAAGTTGGCGGCGACTTCACTGATAACACTAACTATCTGGAACGTGCATTCAAGATCGGTGCTGACTTAACAAATGCTAATGGATTTGTCGGTTGGATTGACAACATCATTATTAAGAAGGGTGTTTCAGACTATACTGCAACCTTTACACCTGGTTCTACCTATCCTACTACTACTAATGACATCTCGTTCGGTATGAGTATGGAACTGCCTCTGATCATGAGTGATCAGGAAAGATATGGCGTGTATACTGGTCAAACTAACTCTTCTGCAACTGCTAAGAGTATTGACTTTGATAATAAGCAGTTCATCATTGAAGATATTAACCTCGCACGCGATGAGCATCGTAAGTGTGCAGATCTTATCGAACTTAACTACGACTGGATCGCACAGGTTGCTATCGGTTTGATGAAGGAGAAGTATTCCGACTTCCTCATCCCTGGCGATACTCTTGATGGAGTTGGAACACAGCAAGGTACTAACAAGTGCTTGCGTGACACCAAAGAATACATCTTGAAAGCAATCGTAGAAGACATTAAGTATGGTGGTAACTATAACAGCGTCATCGCTGGTAGAGGTTATCTGACTAAGGATGGTGGTCTAAATTATGTGGGTAATGAACTCCTACAATCTATCTACACTTGGACAGAACTTGCTAATGTTGTTAATTATGTAATTACTACTACTAGTGGTGATCTTGAAACCTATAACGGTACTAAGTATACTGAACTTCTTCGGATTCCTAACAACTTTACATCACCTGCATCTACCGCTGTAACTGACGAGATCACTGCTCTTTCTAATACTATTGCAGATATCATCGGACCTACTGGTGATAGATTCCGTGATGCAGGCGATATGATCTGGAAGAACCGTAGTTACATTGCAGAAGAAACTGTTGGTTACTTGCAGGCAAACTACATTAAGGAAATCAATGGCACTACTTACGATTTCCTGACAATGCCTGGTTATGGCGACTCCTACTGTGAGCGCGATATCAAGCAACACATTCTGCCTGCTGTTGTTACTGACTTGATCACTGGTGGCAACTCTGCTACCCAGTATGTGATTGATCAGTACATCAATGTCAACGATCAGATCATTCACATTGAGAATGAACTTGGTCCAATGTTGGATGCCTTCACCTTCATTAAGAAGTTGGTACATCATGCAGTTAACAACACTCTTCTAAGCAAGGGTACGACTGCTGCTGAGTTCAGTGTTGATTTTGAATATCAAGATGATTACTATATTGCACAATGGACCGATCTTCCTGCATACAAAGATAACACTCTAATCATTGATAGTAAGGGTTATGAAGGTGGTAACAGTTCTGATGTCAACAAGAATCTTGATGTTGCTGATCTGATTGAAGCAAACAAGCATGTAATCGCAAGAGAAGCGGTTTACACGATGAACGATATGTCCAAGTATTTGGATCTTGCCGTTCCTGGTGGTGCTCAAAATTGTATTGATGATGTGATTGACGTTCTTGATGCTGTGATCCATGACATGAGATTCGGTGGCAACTCCAAGACTTGGGACGCTGCTGCACTCTACCTGAATGAAGAAGATGACAGTTTGAAGCACATCGAAGGTGAAGTTGACGCTTCGATCGATGTATATAAGATTGCTGCTGAGATCTGCATCCTAACGATGCGTAATGGTTTCGGTCGCGACAACCTGTATATCTACCAAGAAGATGGTGGTGTGGATCCTGTCACTGGTCAACCAATCAGTGGCGGTTCTTCTCTCGATTCTGTTGATGTCAGCACTTATGAAAGAAATGGTGCTGATGACCGTTTCGTTGATGCTGGAAATGTCATTGATAGAAACATCCGCTTGATTGCTGAGGAAGCAGTTGCACAGGGTCTTGCCCAATATCCTTCACTAACTATCAACGGATCTGGTGGCAGTGGTGGTGTCAAGAAAACTCCTACTTCTGCAACATATAACCAGGCAAATGGTGATATGACACTGACAGTTGTTGGTCATGGACTTTCTACTTCTGATAGAGTAACCATCAAACCTGGTAGCATCGTCTTCACATGTACCAGTAATGCTAACGCTACTGAACATGCATACCCAAGACAAAGCGACCCCGCGTATAACACATCATTAGCCATTAGTGCTGCTACAACGGACACATTCACCGTGAACGTTGGCGCTGCTGCTGCTGAGTACCAATATGCACACACATTCGTTTCTGCTCAGCAAGACGCTGTGGTGACTAACGGTTACATTGACTGTGTTCATGACGTGACTGACGTTCTGTCTGCCATGGTATGGAACTTGAAGTATGGTGGTAACAATAAGGTCTTCAAGTCTGCTGAACTGTATGTCTCTGGTAGTAACCTACAACATATCGTAGGTGTTTCTACTGAGTCTATCTGGATTCTGAACAAAGCAAGAGATCTTGCAATTCAGGCAATGAGAGATGAGACCATCACGATCACTGCTGCTCATGGATTCTCTCAGAAGACATACACAGATCTAGATTACTTCCCTTACAGCGAGGGTGGTTATGCGATCACAGTCGATACTGACTCACCTAAGTGTGCAGACGTTGCTTCGGCAATCACCTCTATGATGTCGATTGTTACTGACACAATCACTACGCCTGCAAGTATCGAAGACGGTACAATCACTAAGACTCTGCCATTCATCTGGCCTGTCAAGTATTCACCCGAATATGTCCAACGTGACGTGTCGGTTACGTATGAAGATGGTTCAGATTGGAATCAAGTTTGTGCTACTCAGGCAACAAATATTGAGACTTTGTTCGATATTGTTATCGATACAATCAGCACAGCAAATGCTGGTAATGCAAGTTACCTCAATGGTGTTACTCGTGATACAGGATACAATGCCAACACAGATTATCAGTATTACACATGCTACAACGTCACCTCAGCATCTGACACTCTCTTTGAGTTGATGGAAGAGACACTTGGTGGTGGTAGTAAGTCTGATAAGGCAGTTGCACGTCGCATCTTGTGGAACAAGCACGCAGTTTCCCTGAAAGCATTCTCCGAAGTTCAAACAGCATATCCAGCAACTCTTGCCGAACAGTCGTTTGGTGATGCATTGCTTGATGGTCTGCTTTATGACCTGAATACTGGTGGTAACATCGGTATCCTGAGAATCGTGAATACTTGGTTTGATGGTGAGGGCAACTTCATCGCATTCCCCGATGTCACTAAGCAACATCTTCTCTGGTATGTAACTCGCATCAGTGAGTATGCCAAGCGTATTCTGGATGACTACAATGACAACCTGGTTGGTGGTGAGTGGTATGGATATGACATCTACTTAGATGAGACTCATATCAACACTGGCGCTATCGAGCATAGATTTGAATATGAGCAAGAATCTACTCAGTTTAAGATTGATAGTTCTCTCAATGCTGCATACTTTGCTATCAGCAGAGGTACACCTCCTGCACAAAACAGTGTTCAGTGGACCAATAATGTTCATGCTAATAATGCACAGAATCTATATGACGAAGGTAATGATTGGAACACTGATCCTGATCTGATCATCAACACACCTACTGTTGAAGTTGGTTTTGAAAGAAGAGAGAACAGAATTATTATTCAACGTCCTAACTTCTACTCACGCGGTGATATTCTGCAATATGCAATTGCATCTGCTGATGTTGAATCTGCTTTCGCTAATCAAGATTACTTCTATGTTCTCAATGCAACACCAACGCAATTTGAGATCACAAGAGAAATCAGACATGATGCAAGATTCTCTCGCTTCGCAGTTGACACAAGAACTTCTGGGCAGCAGCAACTGCAAAGTCCCGTAAGATCTGGTCTTGTACGTCAATCAACTACATACGGCACAAGAGATATCGACAACCCTGTCAGTGGTGGTTTTAACCTCGCAGACGTGGTTGTGGGCACTACATCTACTGCAAGTTCTGAGATTGTTCGGAACAAGAATAACTCTGCTGACATCATCAAACTGTATTACAGGTACACCATCAGACTTGCCACTGGCAGGTTCACAGTTGGTGAGCAAGTACAAGTTCAAGGTGGTGGTGCCAACAACGGTATCGTCATGCAGACCTCAGTCCTCACGGGCGATAATGAGGATGAAGGTTGGGTGTACATCGAGAATATCACGGGTACGCTTAGCAGCACTCAGGTGCTCGAAGGTGTGGACAGTGGAATCACAGCAGAACTCAGCAGTGACGGCACAACTCGCATGTTGATCAATACTGATCGTGGTGGGTTTACTAACGGTGAGATTATCTTCAACAAAGATAACGGCGCTGAGGCAACCATTGTTTCCTTCGAGAACTCTGCTGGTATCTTGACTGGTAACAGCGGTGGTCGTATCACGATCGATATCGAAACTCTGCAAGATGACTTCACTGACGGTGACATCATTTACGGTTCTATCACTGACAAGATTCTTGACATTGGTAAGATCAGCAAAGAAGGATTCAGAGACATTGAACTTAATCAGTTCGTACACGCGGTTAAGACGATCGAGTGTGATGTCAACAGCGTCCTGAGAGATCAAGGTTTCGAGGGTGACTTCAAGAGAGGTGATATTGTTTATCTCCTTTCAGGTGGTGTACCTAAGGTTCCTGGTTGGACTGCTCTCGTTACAGATTATGTGTACGAGGAAGGCGTTCAGCATAAGATCTGGATCGCGAACTTGACACCATTTGGCGCTGCTGCTGATGGCACTACAACCACAGATCCTCAGGAACTAATAGGCGGTGGATTAGGTAGATTTGAAAACCTCAATAACTTCCCAATCATCTCCTGTGATATTACTACGGTTACTGAGACCAACTACACGTCCTACGGTAAGGTTTCTGGCAAGTCAATTAGTGGCGATACAGGTCGCCTATGGTTGGAAGATGTTAATGGTGATTTCCCATCAAACTTGACAATCAGATCCGACTATGGATGGTCTGCTGGTGTTACCCAAGCGAAGAATCTCTTGGGTCGCTGCGATAGGTTCTTCCGTGGATTCGATGGCATTGCTGATACCTTCAAACTGACGGTTAGCAATGGTGAAGCATACTTCCCAGATCCCGCTGGTCACCTACTCGTCTTTGTTAATGGTGTTATGCAACCTCCTGGTGCTAACTTCGCATACACTGCATTCTCTGACCAGATCACGTTCACTGAACCACCTACCATTGGATCTGAATTCATTGGTTACTACGTGGGTAAACTGAGACAACTGGATGATATCTCGTTTGAGTTTGACTCCTTGCGCTCGTCCTTCAACCTGAAATATCAGGGTGGATTCTACTCACTGACGCTGACTGAGGGCGTTTCGTCTAACACGATTCTTCCAGAAAACAACATCATCGTCTCGCTCAATGGTGTTATTCAGGAAGCAGGTATTGGTTATGAACTGGTTGGTTCTAGAATCATCTTCGCTGAGATTCCTCGTGCAGGATCGACATTCGTTGCCTTCTCTTACATCGGTTCCGACGCTGACGTTATCGCAGCAACTGTCGTGCCACCGATCGAAGCAGGCGATGTTCTACAAATCGAAGGTGAAGCAGACGAACGTGAAGTTGCTCTGATTGAGTCTTCCAACTCACTGATCACCTTCGAGTACACAGGCACAGTTAAGGGTCGTGGTGCTACCGCTCTTGCATCAATCAAGTCTGGTGAAATCACTAAGGCAATTATCACCGCACCTGGTGATGGTTACTCCTCGCGCCCGAACGTGGATGTGGTTTCCTCCACTGGTTTTGACGGTCGTGTTCGTGCCCTAATGGGTCTATTGAGAATTGATGTCAAGACTCCTGGTATTGATTATCAGCAACCAATTGTTGATGTTCAGACTACCGTCGAAGATGATTTTGTTGCTCCTAGTGGACCTGCTGTTAACCAAGGTTTCGACACCTACGCTGGTGAGGGCACTGACGCTCAGGGCAACCCAATCGTCATCATCCCTGGTTATATCAACGTCGCATCACAACCTGTGAACGTGACAGTGAACCAAGGTCAGACTGCATCCTTCACCATTGTCGCTCAGTTCATCAACAGTTCTGACAATCAGATTGGATCTACTGCTCTGAACTATCAGTGGCAGCGTAAGCAGTATGGCGAAACTAACTGGTCGAACATCACTGGTTCTACCAGTGCCACATACACATCATTGACTGCCGAACAAGCAGATGATGGTGATGAGTTCCGTGTTGCAGTTACTGCTGCTGGTGCTACACCAATCTACTCCAACTCTGTGATCCTCACAGTACAGACTGGTGCAACTGTTGTTAACAACTTCAACCCGACTCAGATTTTTCAATAAATAGATAAAAAGCACAATGACAGCAACCGCTGAATTTAACGCTGGCACTAGGATAATTACCGTAGATGCGGATGGGTTACCAACCCCCGTAGAATACGGTACATTTCCTAATGTAAATAATCCGAATAGCGTCACTGAGCAAGCATTTGATCATGACTTCTATTATAGAGGTGGCACCTTTGGTGTAACTAGACAATTGGATTCCAATGTCTATGTACATGAAGGGTTTTTTATTAGTGTTGCATTGTCAGTTGCTGATAACTCTTTATTGGGTAATCAGATTCAAGTTGGTGACAGAATTCTTTTTCTGTTTGATGAAGGCACACCAGAAGAAGAGAAGTTAGTATTTACATATAGAGGGACAGAACAAACTGCAATCCCTGGTGAATTTTGGAGAGAGACTGATCAGAATTTACAACTGGTCATGGAGTATACAGCGACTGGTCGTTCTGGTACATATAGTTATTATGATCAAAGAAATGGCAGGGTCAATACACCCTTAGGTGCTATTGGTATTGCTGCTAATGGAGTAGTTTTCTTCAATCCTTCTGCTGGTGCTGGCGGAAACCCACCAGTTAATTTCAGTTGGAATGCACACTTCCCAAGTTCACCAGTAACATTTGGTGAAGACAGTTGTGGTGGTCATCCAGAAAACACTGGTCAGTATCACTATCATGATACTGAGTTTTTGGAGTGTTGGAAGAATGGTGCCGCCATGGCATCTTACAATGATTACTATGGTTCTTCTCAGTATAATGGTGACAATCTAAGACACCCAGATGGGCATTCTAAAATCTTAGGATATGCATTTGATGGATTTCCTATCTACGGTCCATACCTTTATAGTAATAGTTGGAATGTTAATTCTAATGTCACAACTGCTACCAGTTCGTATCGTGTCAGATCAGAAGAGGTAGAAAACAGACCAATATATGGTGACTCTCAGCAGAACCCCCCTGCTGGATCCTTGATGGAAGATTGGGAATATGCAGAAGGTCTGGGTAATTTAGATAGACATAATGGTAGATTTTGCATCACTCCTGAATTTCAGAGTGGTACATATGCATATTTCTTATCTACTGAGGTAGATAGTGAGAACAATCTACAACCAGTATTCCCATATCTTATGGGTCTAACTTCTCGTGAACTTATAGATCAACCACCAAACAATGGCGCTGCAACACCTCCTGCACCTCCTACTGGTGGTGGTGAGGAAGCACCTCCTGCTGTCATTCAAATTGCTTTGCAACCTGCAAATGCAACTTATAATGTCAATCAGACTGTCACATTCTCGATCACTGCTGCCATCAGTCCAGAAGATGGACCTAAGGCATATCAGTGGTTTAGATCTACTGATGGTGGATTCTCGTTTGCTGTGTTGACTGGTGCAACTAATTCAACATATACATTTACAGCATTGAACTACATGTCTGGATATAAATTCAGATGTGAAGTACGTGGTCCTTTGGGTCTAGGTGTGACCCCTGCACAAAACTCACCTCTAACGTCAGACGTTGCAACTCTGACTGTGACTGGTTTCGGTGATGGTCAAGGTGATGCCGACTTCTCATCTACGGATGCTAAGTTCAGCACTACCAGCATCTCCTTCGACGCAACATAAATAGAATTGTAAAAAAAGAACGATCATGGCAAAACAGCTAGTCGGTATTGGATCTTCGGCAAATGATGGTACAGGTGATACCCTAAGAGACGGTGCTATTAAATATAATGCCAACTTTGAAGAACTTTATGACAAACTTGGTAACGCTACGGATATCCAACTAGATATCGGTTCTGCTACTGATGGCCAAGTGCTTAAATGGAGTTCAACACCGAGTGGTGCATTCCGTGCTGGCAACTTTGACACGTTAACTGGTAATCTAGATACCAACGGTTTCGATATTGTAACCGATGGTACTGATAATATTATTCTAAAACACACTGGAACAGGTGACATCCAGTTCTGGGGTGGCGGATCTGGATCCGCTTATACTTATATCGATGGTGACGATGGATACCTCAAATGGTACGCTCCTTACGCTACTCTGGGCGACCTTCCTGATGCGACTAACCATCATGGTATGTTTGCTCACGTTCACAGTTCTGGCAAGGGATACTTTGCCCATGCTGCTGCTTGGATTCCCCTTGTAGACGAGAACCAAAGTATTACCGTCCTTGCCGACGTTGATACTACTGTTAATGGTGGTCCCTCTGATGGGCAAGTCCTGAAATGGAATGATGCTAACAGTGCCTGGGAACCTGCTAACGATGAGCAGGGTACTGGTGGTTCTGGTGGTTCAACTCAGAACTTGTTTGAATCTGTTGATGCTGATACTGGATCTTCAACTGCTTCTGCTCCTAACGATACTCTCGTTATTGCAGGTGGTACTAACATTTCCACAACTATGGTTGGTGATACACTGACCATTGATATGACAGGCACCTTGGGTGACCTAAACCAGAATGTGTTTACAACATTCGGTGCTGATAATGGAACTGTTAGTGCCACGGTAGTTACTGACTCACTGACATTTACAGGTGGTAGTGGAATTAGCACTAATTTGAATGCTGGGGCAATTACATTCACTAACGACTCTCCTAACGTCGTCCAGGACGCTCTGAAAGGGGTTGCAGGTGACACTGGTACATATACTGCAACTGCTGCTGATTCTTCTATCACCATTGCTGGTGGCACTGGAATCACTACTGCTGTATCTGGATCAACAGTAACGATCACCAACACGGTGGCATTGCCTAGTGCAAACGAAGGTCAGTCATTGATCTATGGCACATCTAACTATGAAGCAGTAGCATCTCCTACTCTTAACTTTGCATTTAGTGCTTCTGATAGTAACAACTATACTGTCAATGGACCTGGTATCGATGGACTCACCGATGCCACCATTTATGTGTATCGTGGATTTACTTACAGATTTGACAACACAACTGGTGCTAGTCACCCATTAGAACTCAGAGTATCTGATGGTGGTTCACAGATTGGTGGAACATCTGGATCTATCAATAGTGTCCAATATTGGACAGTTCCAATGGCTCTTGCTGCTGGTACAACTTATGTGTATCAGTGTAATATTCATGGCAATATGAAAGGTAACATCGTAGTCGTCTAATGACAAGAACAGTTCCAGGAAGTGGCGCAACAATTGAACCCGTCTTTAACAGTGTATATGGTGTAAAAGACGTAATTGTAACCAATGTGGGTAGTGGGTATGATCCTGCTGACCCACCTAGGTTGGTAGTTGGGAACTGTGGTACTCCTATTAGGGATGCTGTTCTTAAAGCAAATATTGGCGATAACGGCGAATTGCTGTCAGTTGATGTATTAGATCCAGGTGAAGGGTATGATCCTTTACGTTTAGATATTGTTAGTACAGATAGCGGCATCGTTGATGCAGATGCAAACATATTTTTGAACCCCGATGGATCGGTAAGTTTCTTACAAGTCAATCAACCTGGTGATGGTTACTTCTCTGCTGAGGCATACCTCAGAGGTGGTGGTGGATCTGGTGCAGAACTAGTTCCTGTGACTGGTGGTGTGACTGGTCTATCTGTTGAGAACAATGGTAGGAATTACACAGCACAAGATATTACTGTTGTTATTTCTGGTGGTGGTGGATCTGGTGCTAGTGGAGTTGCCGAAGTCAATCAATTTGGTGTTGTAGAAAGCGTCAATGTAACCACAGAAGGTGAGTTCTTTGAAACACCCCCTATCCTTCAATTGATCGGTGGTGGTGGATCTGGTGCAACAGCAGAAGCAGAAATCAATCTTGGTAGAATCTCTGCCATCAATCTACTGAATCCTGGTGGTGGTTATACATCAGCACCTCAGGTCATCTTTACTCGTGACACCAATTTAATCAGAAAGCAACGTAATAGAACGTCCCTGGTGTCGGACTTCTATAACATGACGGCATTGATTAGAGATTCTCAACCTGCTGACAGTACAATATATGTAGAGACTACTAACGCTTTCCCTGGTTCTGGTAAGTTCCAGATCGGTAGAGAGATCATTAGATATACAGGTAAGACCGCTATCTCTTTCACTGGTTGTGATAGAGGTATTAACTTCCGCTATGACCAGCGTGTAATTCTAGATAATCTAGCAACAGATCCAGCAACAGGACTCTCTGGATATAACTTTACAGTTTCAGATAGAGTCCGAAGAGTTGAGGAAGATAAGACTAACAAAGTTGCTATTGTGTATGACTGGCTTCCTACTACTAGGGAGTTGTTCTTGACCTTCCAGGTCGATGAACTTGCGTTTATCGATGGTGGTAGATCCAATGAGAACACTGCTGTGATTCAGTTTATTGCTGGATCAGCAGCATCATCAGGAACTGGTCAAGAACCTCACGTTCTTTTAGACGATGAGGAAGGTTCTATTGTTACATTTACAGATCCTATCGGCACTCTGGAAGGATTTAGATTTGAAGACGATGATGAAGTTGATGGTGCTGGTGACGGTATCATTGATCTGGTAAATACAGATACAGACTTTGAAGATGCTATCAGTCTAGATGGTGGTATTGCAGTATCTCTGTATGGTATCGAAGAAACTGTGGGTGGACAGAACACAACTCTGTTCCAACAGGGTGATCAAATTTATGATTCAAGTCTTGTGCCTTTGACATCAACAGTTTCGATTGCTGGTGCTTTGGGTGATGGTGTAGATCATACATCTAGAAGTATATTAAAACTGAAAGATACCATCAATACCAATTTCTTAGTCGGTGAGATTGTCACTGGTAGTGTTACTGGTATCACAGCAACTGTTGAATCATATGTCGGCGTTGCTGATGAGTTTGGTTATAAGTATTTGACAGTGACTAATATTGTCAATAATGGCAATACTTATAAGTTCACAACGTCAGATACCATTGCTGGTGGCACCACTGGTGCTAATGGCGTATTTGTTTCACAAGAATACAACAACCTGGTCAGAACTGAACCAGAATAAGTCCCCTAAATAAAAGGAAGGTAACTGCTTAAAGATGGCACTTCTAACAGATCAATTTAGAATTTTCACTGCGAAAAGATTTATTAAATCTTTGGAGGGTGCTGATCCTACGCAGAGCGACCTGGTTGCAGGTACGTCGAGAGATCGACTGTATGTGTTTATCGGTCGCCCCCAAGAGTGGGATAATGAAAATGCTGCTCCGACTCCTGTGGATTCGTTCCAAGAGTTCTCGGACACATTCTCAGATATGATTTCACTGAAACGTGTGCTTGCGAGCGACACAATTCAGGTTGTACGTCGTATCGATTGGACTCCACCCGAACAAACCACTGGTGGTTTGGGTTACGTTTATGATATGTATCGCCATGACTACTCTTCAACGAAGACGGCATCTTCTGGTGCTACGAAACTATACGACGCAGATTTTTACGTCGTTAACTCGCAGTATCAGGTATATAAGTGCATCTATAACGGTACATCACCTAGTGATCCTAACGGTAAACCTTCTACTGTTGAACCTACTGGTACCTCCACTTCAATTATCACAACTAGTGATGGTTACCGTTGGAAGTATCTTTATACGATCCCTGTGGGTCAGGTTCTGAAATTCTTCTCCAATGACTACATGCCTGTTCTCAGCGATGTTGCTGTGACTGGTGATGCTGTTGGTGGTGAAATTGACAGTGTTGTGATTCAGGCATCTGGTACTGGTTATAACAACGGTACCTATGAGAACGTTCCCATCAAAGGCGATGGCGTTGGTGGTCGTGTTTCTTTGGTGGTTGACGGTGGTAAGATCGTTTCTGCCACAGTGACTTCTGGTGGTTCTGGATACACCTTCGGTAAGGTTGTTATTGATGAAGTCAACGGTATTGGTGCTGGTACAGGTACTGGTGCTGCTATTGACGTTATCATTCCTCCCGACACTGGTCATGGTTCAGATCCTGGTAAGGAACTGGGTGGTTACAGATGTATGATCAACACGAAGTTCACCTATGATGAAGGATCAGGTGACTTCCCTACTGATAACGACTACCGTCGTATTGGTTTGGTGATTAATCCATATCAGTATGGAACAACCGAACTTACATCAGCGATTACTTTGTCTGCAACAAAGGCAGTAATCTTCTCTCCCACATTCACTGGTCAGTTCCAAACTGACGAGATCATCACTCAGTCTAGAACTATTGGTGGTCAGCAAGTGACTGCTCGTGGTCGAGTGATTTCTTGGAATAACACAACCAAAGTTCTGAAATATTATCAGAACAGAATTGATGGTGTGTTCCCTGAGATTACTGGTAACCTCACCGAGTTTGAAGGTGGTAACCCTGTGACGGGTTCTACCTCTGGTACAACCGCAGACCCTGACATCAACTTCCCTGTTGTGTCTGGTATCTCTACTCGTGTTATTAATAACACTGAGTATGACTTGGGTATGTCATTTACTAATGGTTATGCAAAATCTGAGATTCAACCCAACTCGGGTGAGATCATATATATTGATAACAGAGGCGCGATCTCTCGTGCTGGCGACCAAATCGAAGACATCAAAATCGTAATCGAGTTCTAAGAAATGCCCCAGAATACTAACCTAAACATTTCTCCTTATTTCGATGACTTCGATAAGGATAAAAACTTTTACAGAGTTCTCTTCCGTCCTGGGTTCCCGATTCAGGCAAGAGAACTTACTACAATGCAATCGATCCTGCAAAATCAGGTCGAGGCAATGGGGCAGCACCTATTTAAGGAAGGTGCGATGGTCATCCCTGGTCAGGTCGGTTATGACTTGAACGTGGAATGTATCTTGATCCAGCAAGCGTTCCTGGGTGTAGATGTTGAGACATATAGAACACAACTACAAGGTAAGATCATTGAAGGTCTGACCACTGGTATTAAAGCGAAGGTATTGTATTCCATTCCTGCCACTCAAAGTGAGCGTGGATACATTACATTCTATATTAAGTATATTGAATCAGGTGATACCACATCTGATGTAACGACAAAGAAATTCCAGAACAACGAACAGTTAGTTGCTGAACAGGAGATTACTTTCGGTAACACCCTGATCGAAACTGGATCACCCTTTGCTCAGATGCTTCCAGTAGAGGCCGCCCTTGTCGGTTCTACTGCTTATATTAGCGAAGGTGTTTACTTCATCCGTGGACACTTCGTTGACATTCCCTCCGAATATATCATTCTTGACCAGTACACGAACAACCCATCATACAGAGTCGGCTTCGAGGTTAGCGAGTCAATTATTACACCAGAGGACGATCCGTCTCTTACGGATAACGCCATTGGTGCGTCCAATTACTCTGCTCCTGGTGCTCACAGATTCAGAATCAAGACTCAACTTGTCAAGAAACCCATCAATGATGAGACGGACAAGAACTTCATTGAACTTCTGCGAATCAGAAATTCAACCGTCGAGAACTTCGTTGATCGTACAGAATATAACGAGATTGAAAAATCGATTGCTCGTAGAACCTATGAAACGCACGGCGACTATGTTGTCGATACGTTCGATGTCCGTGCAAGAGAACACCTAAATGATAATTTCAACAACGGTGTATTCACACCTGGTCAAACTTCTCCTGATGGACAAGTAGCATCTGAGCAATATGCTGTTCTTGAAGTTGGTCCTGGTAGAGCATATGTAAAAGGTTATAGAACTCAGATTCTTGCACCTACCTATGTTGACACTCCAAAACCACGTACATTTGTAGGACGTAATAACCAGATTGTTCCTGTTGATCTCTCACAAAGAGTAGAAGTATATGATGTTTGGGGATGGCCACGTATCTCTGGCGAGAACGTAACAGAATGCTATCAAACTATTGACCTTAGAGATGACTGGACTGGCACTGGTCCTTCTAATAATGTTCAGGGTAACTTGATCGGTAAGGCAAGAGTCCTTCAACTTGAAAAAGATGGCAACAAGTATAACTTGTTTGTCTTTGACATTCAGATGTTTACTACTCTGAACTTTGCATCTTCACAGACCATCATTGATGGTGAGATGCTGGTTGGTCGTTCTTCTGGTGCCAGAGGTTATGTATTCTCTGCTGCTGCTGACTACGCACTTGTTCACCAGGTGTCTGGACGTTTCCAGAATGGTGAAGTTATCGAGCGTGATGGTCGTGTGTTAGATGTATTGAATGCATCTTACTCTTATGATAGATCTGATGTTCGTCAGGTTGTTGGTTATGAGTCCAGCAGTAATGCTACTCCAATCTTCACAGCATCACTTGCTCTGACAGAATCACTGTCATTGCTTGGTAAGACTATCACTGTTGACCAGGCATCTGGACAAGATATCCAAGGTTTCGATACTGAGTTCTCTTCTGACCTTCGTGCTGGTGATGTCATTTCACCAACTAACACGGATTCAAAAGGTACAACCTCACTGCGTGTGAAGCGTATCGATCCTTCTAACGTTGCATTCACAACTAACAATAGAAAAAATTCTGGTTTGACACCAGTGTTTGACTTTGGTACACAGGAAGTAAAACTAGACACTAGTTTGACTAAGGGTAGTATTACTGATGCAGAATATCCTGCAACTCAGTTTACTCGTTTACGTCCTTACTTCTTTGAGAAAGATAACAGAGATGGCGAACTTGCTATCGATATGCCAAAGCGTGCTATCAAGTCGGTCTCTGATGAATCGTTCACTGTTATCAAAACGTTTGCAAACAAACCACTTTCCTCTGGTGATGTGACATTCACACTACCTGAGAACGAACAGTTTACTACTCTTGATGGTGAAAACTACAACCTCACAATCACTCAGGGTGCTAATGACAACACTGGATATGGATGGGCAATTGGTACTAACCTAGACATTGAAGCAGAATATGAAAAACAGTCTCCTACTATTGGAGTATCGTTTGGTGCTAATAGACAGTCATTGCAGATCACTGGTCTGAATGATGGTTCTGGTGGTACTGTCAATAACATCTCTAATGTTACATTGACTGCTGCTGTATCTGTCAACACTGTATCTAAGAAGATTAAGACTGCTGCGAAGATGAGGACCATGAAGGTCATTCGCACCAGAAACCAAAATGATGTGACAAACTACGGTTTGGCATATGGTAACCTATATGGAACACGTATTGAAGATGAAGAGGTTTCATTCGCACTGAATGATGTCTATGATCTCCATGCAGTATTTGAGTCAGAAGATGACGATGATGCAAAAGTTCCTTTTGTTACTCTGACTGAGAACGTCTTCTATGACAATGGTTCTGTGGTTGTTGGTAGAACCTCCAATGCCAGAGCAAGAGTTGTAGCATTCAACTCTAACAACAACAGACTATATGTTGTTCCTGTAAGTACAGAGTTCTTCCAGACTGGTGAAACCATTGATGGTTTTGATAATGATCTGAATGCCTTAGTTGGTGTTATTGATGACAGCGAAGGTTCACTGGAAAGAGGATCTAAAAATATTACCAGTAACTTCTACTTAGATACAAACACCACGTCATACTATTATAGTGTGTCGAAGATGGTGAGAAAGGCAGGTACATCAGAACCTAAGCGTAAGTTAGCAGTTGTATTTGACTACTTCATTCATGAAGCATCAGGTGATTACTTCACTAACCAGTCATACACTGGTATCGGATTCTCTGAGATTCCTAGAATTCGTGGCGATCGTAATACACAGTATCTGACCGACACGCTAGACTTCCGTCCTGCTGTTGGTGAACTAGCATCAGGTAGTGGTACTGTTGAACAACCCTTCTTTGTGAACTGTAAGTCTCTGGACTTCCCATCTCGTGTGTTCACATCAGCAGGTGGTGCTGGTGGTTCGACCATCTTCAATATTCCTAAGGTAGAAGATCAGATTCGTTTGGATTACGAATACTATCTCCCACGTCAGGACAAACTGTTCATGGCACATGATGGTGATCTGAAACTTTCCAAGGGTGTTCCTTCCGAAGATCCAGCAGAAGCAGATGATCTTGACAATGCTATGTTGCTGGCGAAGATTAGATATGAACCCTATGTGTATGATGTAGAAGATGATATTGTCATCACCCTACACCAGCAACGTCGTTACACGATGGAAGACATCGGTAACATGGATCGTAGATTGCAGTCTCTGGAATACTACACATCTCTGTCACTCCTAGAATCAGATGCTAGAAATGCAAAAGCATATGACTCTGATGGTTTTGATAGATTGAAGAATGGTTTCTTGGTGGATGACTTCACCGACCACTCTACTTCCGACACTGAGAACCAAGATTATAAGTGTTCTCTTGACTTCACTGAGGGCATTCTCCGTCCATCACACTACACTTCTAACGTTTCCTTACTGTATACTCAATCACTTTCCAGCAACTTGGTGTATTGGAGAGAGAACCCTGCACTGGGTGATAGAAAGGGTGCCAACATCCTGACTCTTCCATATGAAGAGATTGCTATCATTGTTCAACCTTATGCATCTCGTTTGGAGAATGTGAACCCATTCAACGTGTTTACATTCATTGGTCGTATTGATCTCCTTCCTGCATCTGATGACTGGACCGACACTCGTCGTGTTCCTGCTCGTGTGACTACTATTGAAGGTAACTTCCGTGCCACTCGTGAAAGACTTGGTACAAACAATAGAGGTTTTGCTCCTGTTCAGTGGCGTTCTTGGAGAACGGCATGGACTGGAACACGTAGAAGTAATACAAGAACATGGAGAGAGACATCATTCTCTCGTGGTGTTCCTAGACGTATTCTTAGAGGATCGACTGTAACCACGACCCGTCGTCAGGTTAGATCTGGTACAAGAATTAGAGTTGTTCCTAGAATTGACCGTCGCTCTTTGGGTGATAGTGTCATCGATAGTACATTCATCCCATGGATCCGCTCTCGTAACGTTGGTTTCGACGTTGAGCGCGTAAAGCCAAAGACTAGAATGTATTCATTCTTCGATAACGATAACATCCAGAACTATGTTATTCCTAAGTTGATCGAAATCGTTAAGAACTCTTCTGAGGATAGTAACACTAACGAGACTCCGTTTGTTATCGGTGAGACCATCTATGGTTTGAGATCTGGTTGTAGGTTCAGAGTTGCTGCACCTAACAATGATATGGTAACCAACCCATACTCAGCAACTAATGATATTCTGCCTGATTCTTATGCATCACAGACTTCTGTGATTAACATTGATACTAACATTCTTGCTGCTACTGTTAACCCTAACTTCTATGGTAACTTCTCAGTTGGTGAAGTATTAGTTGGTAACACTTCTGGTGCTCGTGCAGTTGTTAAGGATCGTCGTCTAATCTCCGACTTGGTTGGTACTATTAAAGGTGCTTTCTTCATTCCTAACCCTGCAAACAACTCTAACCCACGTTGGGCAACAGGTTCGAGGGTGTTCAGATTATCCTCCTCAGAGCAGGATAGCAGACTCCCTGGTGCCGTTGATTCTGCTGCTGAGGCAGAATATACCGCCAGAGGTACATTAAATACATTGCAAGAAAATATCCTTGCTGTTCGTAATGCCACAGTTGTTAGAGATACTGTCAACCAGAGAAGAACAGTTCGTTCTGTTCGTACTAACACTCGTCAAGTTGGTTGGTGGGATCCCCTGGCACAATCATTCTTGCTGGAAGAGCAAGGTGGTACATTTGTGACAGGTGTTGATATCTTCTTCGGTACAAAGGATACCAAGATTCCCATCTCAATGCAGATCCGTCCTATGGAAAATGGATATCCTACTAAGGACATCCTACCTTTCTCCGACGTTACTTTGAAACCATCTCAGGTTGAGGTATCTGATAACGCATCTATTTCAACTAGATTTACGTTCCCTGCACCTGTATACATTCCAGAATCAGAAGAGCATTGCTTCGTTCTGTTCTCTGACTCTAATGAATATAAGGTATGGATCTCACGTATGGGTGATATTGATATCACTGGTACACGAACGATCTCTGAACAACCATATGCTGGTGTTCTCTTCAAATCACAGAACGCATCCACATGGACTGCTGACCAGTATGAGGATTTGAAGTTCAACCTGTTCCGTGCATCATTCAATACCTCTGTCATTGGTACAGCAACGTTCACTAACTCTGAACTTGGTGCTGGTAATGATGGTATTAGTTCACTGACTGTCAATCCTATGATTACAGTTGAACCTAAGCAAACGTTGCAACTACCAACAGGTAATAGTTACAACTACACAATTGGTGCTCGTTTGATTCAGTCACCATCCAATGCTGAGGCAACTATTGAAGAGTTTGACTCTACATCTAACCCACAACTACTTACAGTTAAAGGTATTATTGGTACCTTTGAGCAAGGTTTCCTTGATGGTAATGGAAATCCATTCCAAGCATTGAAGTCTTCACAGTCTGTGGTTACATTTACACTGTCATCAACACCTACAAATGGTACCCCTGAGTCAGGTGACACATTGGTTGGTGCTAACAGTGGTGCTACTGCAACTATCACATCATTCGATCCTGCTGGTAACGGAACTATCGTTGCTAAGTTTGTTGATAAGGCATTCGATTCAAATGGAGAACAGTTAAACATTGCTGGTGGTAGTGTACAAGCACAGTACGCTGCTGGTGACGCTGTATATTCAGGTGACTCCTATACTGGTTATCCTGCAATCACACCTACTGTTCGTACAGAAGATAAGAAGGTTGTTATTATCCATCCTAACCACGGTATGCACAACAGATCTAACAATGTTAAGATCACTGGTGTTGCATCCGAGATTCCAGGAACAGAACTAACACAGTCACTATCTACTGTTGCAACTAGCATCGGTGTCAGTAACGCTGGATCCTTCCATAAGATCGTCAACGGCAGACCAATCAGTACAACTAATCCTGGTTATGTGAAAGTCACTGGTGGGCAAATGTCTATCCAACCTGTCGGCGCTATCCCTGGCACTGACGGTGGCACAGAAGCATGGAACGACATTAGCGAATTACTTCCTAGTGAAATTATTGCTTACTCTGCTATTAGTGATGACGGTCAGACAATCACCGTTGCTCCTTCTGGTAGAGGCGCTGGCGGCACTGCTGCTAGTGAGTGGCCAACAGGAAGTAAAGTTGAGTGTTACAACTTGGATGGTATTCCACTGACCGAGATCAACAAAACTCACACTGCAATTCAAGATCCTACTCTGGACTCTTACACAATTGTAACTACATCTGTTGCTAGTATTGGTATCAGGACTGGTGGTTATAATGTTCAGGCAACTAAAAACATTCCGTTTGAACTTATCACACCTACCATTCAGATCATGCAATTCAAGGAAACACCTATTGTTCCTTCAATGAATACCACAACTGGTACATCAATCGGTAATGGTTCTAGTATCGCTGACCAGGCATCGTTCGTTAACAACGGCGTCTATGATGAGATTCAATTGAATGAAGAGAACTACTATGAGACTCCTAGAATCATTGCTTCTCAGTTGAATGAGGACAACAAACTCGAAGGTAACAAGTCATTGACATTGAAAGTCAATATGAACAGCAGTCTTGACAACTTGTCACCTGTTGTTGACCTTGACCGCGTATCTGTGATCACAACATCTAACAGGATTAACACCTGGGAAGGTGGTGCTCAGGTGTTGGGTCTGCAATCTGAGATTAACCCACAAGGTGATGTATCCACACTACCTTACGGTGATCAGAATGATGCAGTTTACTTGACAAGAGTCGCAAGACTTGCTAACGTTTCAAGGTCTATTCGTTTGATGATCTCCATGCAAAGGTATGGTGATTCTAATATCGATGTCTACTATCGTATCCAGAAACCTGGTTCCGAGAAGCAGATGAGTGATATTGGATTTATCAAGATCCCTGTACCAGAAATTGGTGCAACCAATGTGAGTGAGAATGAGTGGGAAGACTTTGAGTACACAGTCGAAGGCGAGGAGTTCCAAGCATTCCAAGTCAAGATTGTGATGAAGTCTAAGAACCAAGCGAAAGTGCCACTGATCAAAGACCTTAGAGCAATTGCATTCGCATCATGAAGAGTGAGATTCCAAAATATATCCCTGTCGAGGGGGACGATAACAGAGGACTTTTTAGAGATAAAGATTCCAATGCTGTCCTCCTAAGGGACAAGGATATCTATGATAAATATATGCAGTCGTATTCGGAACGACAGCGTAAGAAGAATGAGTTTGCCACTTTACAAACAGAGGTAAATGAATTAAAATCTGATGTGTCCGACATTAAAAGTCTACTTATACAATTAATTAACAAAGGAGAGTAACTATGCCTGCTGATGTGCCCGAAGTTCAAGATGCTGCTGAACTGCTAGCAACATTCAAAGAACGCTACAATCGTCTTGCAAATGAAACGAAAGAGATGCAAGAGAAGATTCGACAGAATGAACAAACTGGTTTGAAACTTATGGGTGCTATTGAGACCCTTGAATATCTGAATCCTCCTGATGAAGACGAAGTAACAGAAACCGAAACAACCGAAGAATGACAAACAAGAGGACCTTCGGGTCCTCTTTTGTTTTAGGTATAAATAAACAAGAGACATCCTGACCCTGCTAGCGTTCATAAGCAATGGCAAATAGAATCCAATTAAGACGTGACGGCGCTCAGCAGTGGGCGAACGTCAATCCAATCCTTGCTCAGGGAGAACTGGGCATTGAACTTGATACATCTCGATTAAAGATCGGAGATGGCGTTACGCAATGGAACTCCCTTAAATATGAGAGACCGCTAGAAGCGGATTCTAACATTGCCAACACTCTCGTGAAGAGAGATGCTGATGGTAACTTTGAAGCAGGTGCTATTACTGGTACGCTGATTGGTAATGCTGCAACCTCAACTAGACTTGCTAACGCCAGAAACTTCACCTTGACAGGTGACATGTCTGGTTCTGCATCATTTGATGGTTCTGCTAACATCAACATCACAGCAGAACTGAACTTCCAACCTGGTCTTCCACACTACGATCCTAACGATCTAGATGCTCAGGCAACATATACTAGATTGACAATTGACTCTCGTGGTCGTGTTGTTACTGGTGACAATCCTACAACTCTGACAGAGTTTGGTATTGTTGACGCTCAGGCTTTGGATTCAAACCTGACTGCTATCACTGCTATCAGCACCATCGGTATGCTGACAAGAACTGGTAGTGGTACATATGCTACCCGTTCAGTAACTGGTGCTCCTGGTCGTATCCTGACCTCAAACGCTAATGGTCAGTCAGGCAACCCACTAGTTGATCTTGCTGATACTCCTGTTGTGGTTGGTTCCTATAACCCAACTTCATCTGTATCTCTTAATCAACCAGAAACTTCTGTCGCTGAGTCGAATAGTATTCACCAGACAGTTAACACAACAGACTTTACTGTTGATAGATATGGTCGTCTTACCTATGCAGTAACTGCTCCGATTTCTACTGCAAGAGAAGGTACGCTTCAACCCTTCTATGATAATGCTACTGCATATGTTAGATACGACAAAGTTAAAAATACGAATGATCGCCTGTATGAGGCTATCCTTGATATTAACGCTGGCGGCGGTGAACCGACACACACAGACACCTCCGATACAGGGTCTTGGAGATATCTCGGATCTGCTCTAATTCCTCAGAAAGGACTTGCTTCTTTCTCACAGGAAGATTTTGATGTTACTATCTGGGATGAGGCAAGTGATATCCAGGGTGGTTATGTTACCATCGCAGAACGTGGTGTTGACAACTTACAACTCCAAAACAATCGTATTGGTTTCGCTGACGGTAATACCGTAGAAAATTTTGAACTGGATCAAGAACTTACTGCAACCACTGGATACAGAGGATTCAATTATCTTAACTATCTTAAAGTTAATGATACGAGCGGTAATCTACTGTTTGGCGCTAATAATACGGGGGACAGCGGAGCTGGCGAACTTGATGTTAATGTACGGTCGTACTTCTCTGACCCTGATATTACTCTTGACGGTGTTCTTGACCAGAAACTGGATAAAACTGCTGATGGTGACTTAACCTTCCAGCACACTCAGAACACTGCTACCGATCGCACCCTGCTGATTAATGCTACCAATGCAGGTAGTGGTGATGCACTTATTAATATTACATCTGAAAATGATATTACAATCTCTGCTACTCATGTAGATAACAGAGTCAATGTAGAAGATTATCATTTCCAAGATAATGTTTTCTCTACAACCAACGCCACCATGGTGTTGGATCCTAACGATGATGATGACGTTACAGGTCTAGTCCAGATCCGTGGTGATCTACAAGTTGACGGAACAACCACGACTGTCAACTCAGTTACTACCACCATTCAAGACCCCATCCTGACCCTTGGTGGTGAGGATACTCTTACAATTGATGACAATAAGGATCGTGGTATTGAGTTTAGGTACTATGATTCACAGGAACGATTCGGATTCTTTGGTTGGGATGAAGACTATGCAAACGCTAACATATGGACTGGCACTGGCGGGTATCGGTTCCTCTACAACGCGACTAACACAAGCGAGGTTTATGCTGGTACAGACGCTCCTCTCATTGCTGGTAACCTCAGGCTCACAACAGACACAGGATCCACATCTACCACAACTGGCACCCTGGTAGTAACTGGTGGTGTCGGTATCTCCGAGAATGTATACATCGGTGGTACAGTTGACATTGCTAATGACTTAGATGTTAATGGTGGTGAGTTTGTTGTCACTGCTGCTAACGGAAACATCTACACTCAGGGTGATCTACAAGTTGATAGTAACGTTACTCTGGGTAACGCATCAACTGATACTGTCCTAGTTAACTCTGACACTACGTTTAAAGATGACGTAAGGATTGTTGGTCCTAACACTATCTTCTCTATTACTGACGGCACTGCTGAGAAGTTTGTCATTGATAGTGATAACGGTAACATTCATAGTGACGGTACACTTGACATTGACAGTGGAGTAACATTCAACAGCACATTAGACGTTGATGCCGCTGTTACTTTCAATAGCACACTCGATGTGGATGACGATTCAGTCTTCCATAATGACATTACTCTCGATACCACTGGTAAGTATTTCAAGATTACCAATGGCACCACCGATAAGTTTACTGTCCTGTCCACAAATGGCAACACTGACATTCGTGGTACACTTGACGTAGGTGCTGCCGTACATCTTGAAACTACTCTACAAGTTGATGGAAACATTACCCTTGGTAATGCTGCTTCCGATACCATCACTGTTAATTCGGACGCTACTTTTACCGACAACCTCACAGTCAACGAGGCGGTTGATTTCGATTCAACACTTAATGTTGATGATGCCGTTGATTTCAATTCTACTCTGGTTGTCGATGGTCAAACAACAATTTTTGACTCTCTGATCTTACAGAGTAACAATGAAGTTCTGAACATCAACAATGGTGCTGCTATCACGCAGTTCTCTGTTGACTTCGACAATGGTAATACAATCATTGGACGTGACGGTGCTGGAACAGGTACTCTTACAGTCCATGGTGATTCGACCTTCAATGACAATACCAGTTTTACAGATAACGTAACGATTGGTAATGCAAATACTGATACACTTACTGTTAATAGTGTGTCTCAGTTTACTGATGATGTAACTGTTGATGGTAGTCTGCTTGTTAATACAAATGCAACTATCGAAGGTAACTTGACTGTTAATGGTGTTACTACCACAGTCAACTCCACCGTTGTGACACTAGATGATCCTATCATCACCTTGGGTGGTGACACTGCTCCTACTAGCAATGATGCTAAGGACCGTGGTGTTGAGTTTAGATATTATGATTCCAGTGCCAGAATTGGATTCTTTGGTTGGGATGTTTCTGCTGCAAGATATGCACTGTATCATGCTGCAACCAATTCCTCAGAGGCATTCAGTGGTACTCGTTCGGGTATGGACCTAGGCAGTATCAAGTGTTTCGATGTTACCAATGCAACTAACTCAGCAACAGGTGCTCTGATTGTTGGTGGTGGTGCTGGTATTGGACTTGACCTCTATGTTGGCGATGACTTAGTTGTTGCTGATGATGGATCATTCGGTGGTGACGTTGACATCACTGGCACTTTGGATGTCACCGATGACTTCGCAGTCTCCAACAAATTTACAGTTGATGCACAGACTGGTAATACATTTGCTGCTGGTACGTTTGCTGCCAATGGTAATTGCACCTTTGGTAACGCACCAACTGATAGTCATACAATTAATGGTGTAGTCCAGTTCAATAATGAACTGACTTTCGTTAAGAGAGCAAACATCCGCAACCTGAAAGTTGCTACGGATGCTGCTAACTCGATCAGCACATCCTCTGGTAATCTGATTCTTGATTCTACTGGTGGTACTGTCAACATTACAGACAATGCTGACATTGATGGCGACCTTAATGTTGATGGTGATACTCAGATCGATGGCAATCTAACAGTTGACGGTAGTGCAACTATCGGTGATGCTGCTGGTGATGCTCATACTATTACAGGCACTGTCACCGCAAATCAACGGATTACTGCCAACGATGGTATCCACGTTAACGATCTCCGTCTCGGCACTACTAATGGAGACCGAGCAATTTTTGCAAATGGTGGATCGCTAGTCCTTGACTCATCTGCTAACAACGTCGCTGTCACTGCTAGTCTTGATGTTAGCAATAACCTGACAGTTGATGGTAACTCCACTATTGGTAATTCAGACGTTGATACTCTGACTGTCAATGCAACGTCAACATACAACGCTTCCATAACTTCACAGCAGATCACTGCTAAGAACGTTAGGATTGGTGTTGATGGTAACGGTGAAGTTAGTACCACATCAGGTAATCTGACAATTGACTCTGCTAGTGGCGAAACTATTATTGATGATAATGCCAGTATCACTGGAACACTTGACGTTACTGGTGCTACAACTATCACCGATAACCTGACCATCAATGCTGCTACTAGAACAGTTGCAATTCAAAATGGTGCAGGTGCTAACAAATTTACTATTGCAACTAGCACTGGTAATACACTGATTGAAGGTGATGTTGACATCAACGGTGCCACAGTTATTGATGACACCCTGAATGTAACTCAGGCAGTTGATTTTGATTCTACTGCAAATATCGATGGCGTTACAACCATCACTAATACTACTAACGCATCTACTGGTAATACCTTCTCTGCTTCTGGTGCTCTGCAAGTTACTGGTGGTGCGACGGTTGCCAAAGATTTTACAGTCGGAGAAGACTTCAAGGTCTATGGTGACTTTGAGGTAGATGGTAACGTTGTCCAGAAAGGTAACCAGGAATTCCGTGGTCGTGTTGAGTTCTCCAAGAATGAGAATCCAGGCAGTCTGAGTGCAAATGCACCTATCATGATCCCCAATGGTGGTCTTACGGTTGCAGAAGATAGTTTCATGGGTCAGAGTTTGTTCCTTGGACCTAATGCAGGAACAACTATCACTCTGGATGGTGTAAATGGTAATGTTGATATTAATGGTACCTTAGACGTTGCTGGTTTAACAACTCTTGGACAAGCAGCGATCAGTACGATTACAACAACTGGTGCTGTAACCATTGGTGGTACTACAACAGTTGGTGCTAACAAGTTTATCATCAACTCTGCAAGTGGTAACACTGATATTGCAGGTACTCTTGATGTTCTCGGAGCAACTATCATTGATGACATCTTCAATGTAACAGGTGCTGTGGATCTCGATAGCACTCTGAATGTTGATGGTGAGACTACACTTAACGATGCACTGACTCAGAATAGCACCTCACTGTTTAAGGACAACGTGGTCCTTCGTGGTGCTTCTAAGACTTTGAAGTTGCAGAATGGCAGCGGAACTGACAAGATTACACTTAACTCCACCACTGGTAATGCTGAGATCACTGGACTTTCAACTCTTGGAAGTCTTGATGTTACTGGCAACTCCACCATTGGTGGTACGCTGGGTGTTACTGGACAGATCACTGGTGATGTAACTGGTGACCTGACTGGTACTGCTGACAAGTCAAATCTGGTTGACGTTACTGACACTACAACTTCTAACCTTACTTACTTCCCTGCATTCGTTTCTACTAACAACGGATTCACTGAGGTCCGCACAGACTCTACTAACCTTACCTACAACCCAAGCACTAATACACTTACGGTTGATAACTTCAAATCAGTTACTGACTTTGAGATTCAAGGTAACTTGAATGTTACTGGTAACTTGACATTCTTCCAGTCGGAAGTTGGTAGTATCGCTAATCACGATACCGATGCTCTGACAGAAGGAACCGCAAACCTCTACTTCACTGATGAGAGAGTTGATGACAGAGTTAACGCTCTGATCACAGGTGGCACTGGTATCACTGCTACATATGATGATGCAGGTAATATCCTGACTCTGAGTGCAACTCAGGGTGACATCAATACTGACAACATCACAGAAGGATCTACTGCCCTATTCACCACTGCTGCTCGCACAAGGTCACACTTCACGTATGGCACTGGCATCGAGCATGATGGATCTGGCACTCTTTCTGTTACCCAATCTGATATTAATACTGATAATGTCACAGAAGGATCAACAAACATATTCTTTACGAACACTCGCGCTAGGGGTGCATTTAGTGCTGGTGGCGATCTGTCTTATAACGCTAGCACTGGCGCGTTTAGTGTAACCACCTTTAAGACTTCTGATGCTCGTAGTGCTGTTAGTGCTGGTGGCGATCTGTCTTACAATTCTGGTACTGGCGTCTTCTCTTATACCACACCTGACTCGGATGGTATTGTTGAGGGAAGTGCCAATCTTTACCACACTGCTGGTCGTGTTGATACTCGTATCGCACTTCAAGTTGGGGCAAACCTTGACCTGACTAATCAGGACACTGATGATCTGACAGAGGGCACTAACCTTTATTACACCAACGCTCGTGCTGATGCTCGCATTGCACTTCAAGTTGGTGCAAACCTTGATATTAGCAACCAGTCTACGAGTGACCTGGCAGAGGGTACTAACCTCTACTATACAAATGCTCGTGCTGATGCTCGTGCCTCAGCAGCCATCACCGCTTTGGGTCTTGGTACTGCTGCTACAACAGCATCTACTGATTATGCAACTGCTGCACAAGGCGCACTCGCTGCTTCTGCTACTCAACCAGGAGATCTGGGCACTGCTGCTACTACTGCTGCAACTGATTATGCCACTGCCGCCCAAGGCACACTTGCTGCTTCTGCTACACAACCAGGAGATCTGGCAACCGTAGCAACCAGTGGTTCTTACAATGATCTTACTAACCTGCCTACGCTCTTCTCTGGTGCATATGCAGATCTGACTGGCAAACCAACCCTTGGCACTGCCGCTGCAACAGCATCGACTGATTATGCAACTGCTGCACAAGGTGCAACTGCTGACTCTGCACTTCAAGCAGAGACGATTGATCTTACTACCCTGAAAGCAGAAGTTGCTGCTGCAACTGACTTTGCTGACTTCCAGACCCGTATCGCCGCTCTCTGATAACCAATGGCCATTCCAACTTCTAAGGCAGAATTAAAAGAATACTGCCTCCGTAGACTGGGTAAACCAGTCTTGGAGGTGAATGTATCTGATGATCAGATTGATGATGCCATCGATTATGCTATTCAAAAGTTTCAAACATATCACTATGAAGGTGCTGAGAGAGTTTATCTAAAACATCTCTTTACTTCTGCTGAAATTGCTGCTGGTCGTACTAATACAGATACTACTGGTGCTGATGGTACTACTACTTGGTCTGAGCAAAATACATATCTAACAGTCCCAGATCATATTCTGGCAATTGAAGGTATGTTTGCTTTTACTGATAAAGGCACTCGTAGTATGTTTGATATTCGTTATCAGATGAGACTGAATGATCTGTATGACTTTACGTCTACACAGTTCTATCACTACTACATGATTCAGCAACACCTGTCTAGTATTGACTTCATGTTGGAAGGTCTGAAACCTATCAGATATAATAATGTTCAAGACAGAGTATACATTGATTTTGACTGGACTGAGGATGCACTCTCAGATCAGTATGTGATCCTTAAATGTTGGCGTGCTTTGGATCCAAACACTTGGACAGAAATCTACAACCAAATGTGGATGAAAGATTATGTTACTGCTAAAATTAAAAAGCAGTGGGGTCAGAATCTTACTAAGTTCACGAATGTCCAAATGCCAGGTGGTGTCACTCTGAACGGTGAGATGATTTATAACGATGCTGTTGAGGAATTAAAGATCCTTGACGAACAACTTCGTACTACCTGGGAAACACCTCCCCTAGACATGATAGGATGATATGGCACTTAACAGTTTCTTCACCCAAGGTACAACAGGAGAGCAGGGTCTCGTACAAGATCTCGTCGATGAGCAGATTAAAATGTTCGGCAAGAACGTGTACTATATCCCAAGAACGCTCGTCAAAGAAGATAGTGTCTTCGGAGAAGATACACTATCCAAGTATACAGGAGCATTTGAAGTCGAAGTATATTTGGAAGATGCTGGTGGTTTTCGTGGTGATGGCGATATCTTCGCTAAGTTTGGTGTCAGAATTCAAGACCAAGTTACCTTCATCTTATCTAAGCGACGGTTTACAGCAGCAGTAGATAATAACGCTACTCTGATTGTAGAGGGTCGTCCTAATGAAGGAGATCTGATTCACTTCCCTATGGTGGGTAAGACATTCCAGATCCAGTATGTAGAGCATGAACAACCTTTCTTCCAGTTAGGTAAGGTATACACATGGGGTTTACGTTGTGAACTCTTTGAATACAGTGATGAGGATATTGATACTGGTGTTGCAGAGATTGATGCTATTGAAGTCAATCATGCTAATGCTGTTGGTATGGTAATGGCCGAAGGCGGCACAGGTGATTATGCAGTTGGTGAGACTGTGACTGGTGCTGTTACTAATACAACCGCCGAAGTGAAGTCTTGGGATAATGCTACTAGAACTCTTATTGTTATCAATAGGAGTGGTAGATTCTCATCTGGTGAAACTATGACAGGAGACACGAGTTCTGCTGTCTGGTCTACATATACCTATAACACTATAAATAATGTGAACTCTGAATATGACCAAAACGTCGCCATCGAAACCGATGCTGATGCCATTATAGATTTCACACAAACCAATCCATTCGGTGAGTTTGGTAATAAAGGAGGCACAATCTAATGCTAGGAACTTATTCATATCACGGTATAATTAAAAAAACCGTGGTTGCCTTTGGCACGCTATTTAATAACATTGAGATCAGAAGATCCCAAGGATCCAAAACTGAGGTCATGAAAGTGCCTTTGGCATATGGACCCAAGGATAAGTTCTTAGCGCGTCTGCGTCAACTTGGTGATCTTACTACCAAGGATCAGGTACAGATTACTCTGCCTAGGATTGCATTTGAGATTCAAGCAATCACATACGATCCAACAAGAAAGTTATCACCCACACAGTACATCAGAAATACTACTGCCGCTGGTGCTAACAACAAGGGGTTCATGCCAATCCCATATAATATTAATTTTGAATTAGCAATCCTTAGTAAGAATCAGGATGATGCTCTTCAAATCATTGAGCAAATTCTACCATTCTTTCAACCAAGTTTCAACATCACAATGAACTTGGTACCAGAACTTGGTGAGAAGAGAGACTACCCAATTACACTGACAAGTATTGATTATGATGATCAGTATGAAGGAGACTATGATACTCGCAGAACTCTAATTTATACCTTACAGTTTGTTGCTAAGACATTCTTGTATGGTCCTGTACAGGATAACAGTGGTGAGATTATCACAAAGGCAATTGTGGATTACGCTACCGATTCTGTCAGAACAGCACCCAGAGAGGTGCGTTACACCGCTACTCCTGCATCCACAGTTGATAGAAACTCGGACGCAACAACTACGTTGTCGTTCGCGTGTGACGATAATGATGGAATCATCAAAGTAACGGATTCATCTGGTCTTGCTATTCATACGAATATTCAGATCGATGATGAAGTTATGCGTATCGCTAAGATCGATGGAGAACAGGTATTCGTTACTCGTGCTTGGTTGAACTCAACGAATGCAGCACACACTAACGGATCAGCGATTCATAGGATCACTGAGGCAGATCATGCCTTAGTTGATTCTGATGACAACTTCGGATTTAATGAACTATTCAGTGAATTTACAGATGGACTCTCACGAAACCCAACCACAGGCGCAGACGAGTAAGTATGATGGCATTGAGGATGCTCTCGATGTCAAAACTGAAATCGTCAAAGATGCAACACCAACACCTGTTGCTGAGGTAGAAGTAACTACTTCCACCAAAGAACAATTAAAGAAAGACTATGAGTATACTCGTGGGAATCTTTACTCTCTGATCGAGAAAGGTCAAGAGGCAGTTGATGGCATCCTTGAACTAGCACAAGAGTCAGATCAACCAAGAGCATTTGAAGTTGCTGGACAGTTGATCAAACATGTGGGTGATGTTGCTGACAAACTAATTGATCTACAAAAGAAGGTCAATGATATTGAAGCACCAACTAAAACCAAAGAGGTTACTACAACAAACAATACTATGTTTGTAGGTAGTACGGCAGATCTTGCTAAGTTTCTAAAAGCGCAGCAAGATAAATAATAAAAACAACCAAGTAGTATAACCATGGATAGAGTTCGTGTACTGGCTACTGAGGTAACCCTCAGTGCAGCAACCAATCTAGGTAAGGCGACCGCTGTTCGTGTTGTCAATGACACCGCCGCCACCATCGTCTTAGTTATTGATGATGGTCCTGTTGTAACTGAGCGTGGAGATGGCACTAAGTATGTCGCTCTCGGATCTCGCAATGCCAGTATCGAGGCGGGTGGTGTTGTCTACTTGGAAAAAGATCCACTCGAAACCATCGATGGCGCTGGTCTGAAATGTACAAAAGTAGCACGTCAGTAACATGAATTTTTTCAAAGAAGAAGAATCAGATCGTCTCAAAGATAGACGCATGGAGCGCGGTGGTGTTGGTGGCAACCAACGTTACAACAAACCAATTAGTAACACACCAAATACCTTTGGTAAGAAAAAACCAAAGTATGATGGTATGTCTGCACTTGAAAAAGTGAAAGCAGATATCCGTGCTAAGCATGGTAAAGGTGCTATCAAAGAAGACGCCAAGATGGGTAAGCAGTCAGATGAGAAACTGGCAGCGTTGCACAAGCAAGTTAGTAGTGCAGATCAGAGTCTCCCCTCTAATCAGTTCATGTTGAAGAGAGTCACTAAGGAAATGAATCGTAGAAAGAAAGCAACTAAGACTGAGGGTTATGCCCCTGGTGATGTTGATCAGAAAGTCGGTGCTGTAACTCCTATCCCCAAGAAGGATCAGGATGATGCTCGTGCAAGAATCCTTGCTAAGGCAAAGGCTAAGCGTGCTGCACGCTTGAAGAGTGAAGGAGTGATCGTTGAAGGTAAGAAGAAGTGCGGTTCATGTAAGGGTAAAGGATGTTCTAAGTGTAAGGACAAAGGTTACCTGGTAACCCATGATTGTTCACAAAAGATCGAACATGCTGAGTGGGGTATTGGTGAGTGTATCTCTGAGATGCATACACTAGATGAGCAGGGTAACATTACTCACTATGATATTCTCTTTGAGCATGGTGTAGAACAGAACGTTCCTGTTGAGTTTCTAGTCACACTAGAATCTGCAATGCACGAACATGCTATCAACGATGAGAAGAATGAGATTGTAGAGAAGAAAGGTCTGTGGGCAAACATCCACGCCAAGCGTAAGCGTGGTGAGAAACCTGCTAAGAAGGGTGATAAGGATTATCCTGAAACTCTGAAAGTAGAAAGTGCTTTGGATGAGCGTGCTGACATGTGGCATCCAGATCCTGAGAAGGATAAGAAACTGGGTGGACCTGGTGCTAATGCTCGTGCTCGTGAAGATAGTGCTGCTAAATCTAAACCTAAGGCAGATCCTAAGAAACTGAAAGATGGTGAGTCCTACATGGACTACTCCAAGCGTCAGAAGGCAAGCAACGGTGGCAAAACTGTCAGCACTAGACACAACACCGCTGTTGGTAGATTAGCAGCGAAAGGTGCTAAGACTGGATCTGGTGCAAAACCAAAAGAGCGTAAGCGCGACAAGATTGGTAGAGCACTCGGCAATGCACTAGATCGTGTTGCTGGTATCAAGAAAGAGGGTAAGACCTACAAACAGTTCTGTATTGAGGCTAGTGATCATGGCTGAAAAATTAGATAATGGCACATACAAGTGCCCTTATTGTGGATTGACATCCCCAAGAAACCATCAACGTCCTAAGACTTGGATGGAAAAGCATGAAGCAAACTGCCCTAAAAGACCATGATCAGTTTTAAACAATACATTTTTGAGGCAAAGAATTGCCCCGAAGGAACTAGTTACTGTAACAAGTGTGGGTCTTGTGTTCAGAAGACCTGCGATCAAAAGAAAGCCGAGAAGGTGGTGAAAGAAGATGCTGTTGCTAATAAGAAGCAGCAACTTCAAAAGAAGCAACTGATGATTAATCGTCAGAAACTGCAACTTCAAATGAAGGCCATCACTAAGAAGGATGCTTCTCAGGACATGAGCATGAAAGAGAGTAAAGAGAAGAAGGAGAAGAAGATCCCAAAGGGATACCATCGTATGCCTGATGGATCCCTAATGAAAAACTCTGACATGAAAGAAAGTGCATGGCAGCGTAAGGAAGGTAAGAACAAAGAAGGTGGTTTGAACGAGAAAGGACGTAAGTCTTATGAACGTGAGAATCCTGGTTCTGATCTGAAAGCACCTCAACCTGGTGGTGGTCCACGCAAGAGATCATTTTGCGCTAGGATGGGTGGGAACAAAGGTCCTATGAAAGATGAAAAAGGTCGTCCAACTCGCAAAGCATTGGCGCTAAGAAAGTGGAAATGTTAGGATTCTATATTATATTCGGTGTCATACTTTGTCTCATATGTTATGCTGGCACCGAAGAAACCATGCGTCTCTTTGCTTTTATTGATATTCATATTAGATACAGTTTTGTTAAATTAAAATTATATTTCTTAAAGCAAAAGATAAAGCGTCAGTTAAGTAAAGATCTTGGGGACTACTCAAAACTAATTAAGGAAATTAAAGATGACCAACGATAAGGAACTGTCGGATCTCAAAATTGAGAGAAAAGAATGTCCTAAATGTGGTGCTACATGGATCAACGGTCAACACCGTTGGTCAACAGGTGCTATGGGTAGCGAACTAGACCTGGCAGGTTTGGTATGCAATAACCTAGGGGATCAAACTTGCATCAATCCCATACAAGGTATAGAGGGTGGTGATACGTGGGAAGATAGATTTGCGACTATACATAAGTTAGATAGAGAGAAGCGTGATGAATTCGAGGCTGAATAAACGTGTTGGTCCTCTGACACAGAAGGAGCGCGAAGAACATCAGATGCTTATGTTATCTCTTCGTGCTAGAATTCAAGAACTTCGCGAGCAAGATCAATGATGTTGCAGTTTGCTAGGTTCTGTGGAACAGTATTAAATAACCCATGGGGATGTGGACTATTGGCATGGTGCCTGGTCTTCGTTCCCATTATTGGTATGTGGGCAGTACATACTTATGGGTGGCAACATTGGGAACCATTTCATAGGAGTCACAAGTGAGAGTTGGATTAGTAGGTTTGGGTAAGTTGGGTCAGAATATATGTAAGCAACTAATTGATAATGATGTTGAAGTTTATAGTTATCACACAGACCGTCCTACACAAGATGAAGTGTATGAACAAGGCAATCTAACTGGTTACGTTACGTCATTAAAACTACTAAGAAATAAAATCAAATTTGACACAAATATACATATTAGTGTAGGTGAAAAACCAGGTCTTTATATATTAACAGATAACTCATTCGATGAGTTAGTATTACATTGCGATCCCAGTGATGTAATTATTGATTACACAGACCATAATGATGGTGTAGATAGAAAAACATACGCTGAAAAACTAGGAGTAAGTTATATCCATGGTGGTCTTTACGGTCACAAATATGCAATCCTTTCTTGTCAAAATGTCCTTAGCATTCTCTCATTAAATGGATCACGAAGAGGAACACGATTATGACTATCAAGTATCACTCAGAATAGCAGATGTATATGCCCTGCATGACTGTGTTTGCGAACGTCTTAGGATGTGGGCAGGCGGTGAAGCAATGCAGCAAGAACACTTATATTATTTGAGAGATTCTCTCTATCGTATTATTCTAGAAGACAGGTTTGAAAATTTATGAAATTTGAATTAGATATGGATGACTACTCTATCATCCTCAATGCGCTACACTATTATAAGAAAGTAGAGAAGCGTGGCAACTTCAAACAATACAATGAAGATCGTGTCAATAAGTTGAGAGACAAGATGGCATATCAATTAATACCCAGTGAATATTGCGAACCTGAATAATGAATTTATTACTACGTCCTCTTGATAATGCTAACGACCCTGTGTGGTCTGTAATCATATGTGTAATGCTTGCTGTTGCAGGTGCGTTGTTCGTAGTCATATACATACTAAGAGAAGCATTTGCGGAGTTAGAAGATGGCAGCAATGGTGCCCCCAAGCAGGAAGAGTTGTTACAACTTCCGAGTGACGGAGATCAATCGTGTTCTTGATGGCGATACTATCGATGTCACTATTGACCTCGGGTTTGATTTATACAAGAAAGAAAGAGTTAGAGTTGCAGGCGTTGATACACCAGAGAAAAGAACGAGAAACTTAGAGGAGAAGGCTCTTGGGATCGACGCAACCAACTGGCTCAAAGCGAAACTCGAAAGCACTTTGGCTGGTGACGATGAGTTGTCTGTTAGGACTGAACTTGTTGGTGGGACTGGGAAATATGGCCGTCTTCTGGGTTGGCTTTACATCGGGGATGCAGATGTGTCCCTCAACGAACAAATGATTGAAGAAGGATATGCTCACGCCTATGATGGTGGCACTAAGGATATGAATCTAGAAAAACTGAAAGAGATTCGTAGAGCACACGGTACGTTGGTGGAATGAAATGAGCGATCAGATCTATCTTGGCAATCCTAATCTAAAAAAAGCAAATGTCTCTCAGGCATTTACACCAGATCAGGTTGAAGAGTATGTAAAGTGTAGTAAAGATCCTGTATATTTTATCAAAGAATATATCAAGATCATCTCACTTGACAAAGGTCTGATCCCCTTTACCATGTATGACTTCCAGGAGGACATGACCAGGAAGTTCCATGCTGAACGATTTAATATTGCAAAACTACCACGGCAGTCAGGTAAGTCTACCATCGTTACCTCATACCTGCTGTGGTATGTGCTGTTTAATGATAATGTGAATGTGGCGATCCTTGCTAACAAAGCAGCGACTGCTCGTGAGATGCTACAACGATTACAACTAAGTTATGAAAACCTCCCCAAATGGATGCAGCAAGGTATCTCCCAGTGGAATAGGGGGAGTCTGGAATTGGAGAACGGATCTAAAATTATGGCTGCTTCTACTTCGGCTAGCGCCGTTAGGGGCATGTCTTTTAATGTCATTTTTCTGGACGAATTCGCGTTTATTCCGAACCACATTGCTGATCAGTTCTTTTCATCTGTCTATCCTACTATATCTTCTGGTAAAAGCACAAAGGTAATTATCATCTCTACCCCACACGGGATGAATATGTTCTACAAACTCTGGCATGATGCTGAGAGGGGTAAGAATGAATACACAACCACAGAAGTTCACTGGTCAGAAGTTCCAGGAAGAGATGATCACTGGAAAGAACAAACGATTAAGAACACATCGGAAGAACAGTTCCGAGTTGAGTTTGAATGTGAGTTCCTAGGATCTGTTGATACACTTATCTCTGCTTCTAAACTTCGTACCATGGTGTACGATGAACCTATCCAGAGAAACAAAGGTTTAGATATATTTGAAGCAGCGCAAGAAGAACATCAATATGTAATTACAGTTGACGTAGCGCGTGGAGTAAGTAAAGATTACTCAGCATTTACGATCATCGATACTACCACAATACCATATAAGATGGTAGGTAAGTATAGAAATAATACTATTAAACCTTTATTGTTCCCAAACATCATACATCAGGTTGCGACAGCATACAACCACGCCTACGTGCTCTGTGAGGTGAATGATATTGGTGGGCAGGTAGCAGACATTTTACAGTTTGATTTAGAGTATGATAACTTACTGATGTGTGCCATGAGAGGTAGAGCAGGTCAGGTAGTTGGTCAGGGATTCTCTGGGAACAAGACACAGATGGGTGTCAAGATGTCTACCACAGTTAAGAAGACAGGATGCTCTAACCTCAAAGCACTGATTGAAGATGATAAACTATTACTATCAGATTATGATGTCATTGCTGAGTTGACTACTTTCATTCAGAAAGGTCAAGCATGGGAAGCAGAAGATGGATGTAATGATGACCTCGCTATGTGCCTGGTGATGTTCTCATGGTTAGCAACATCAGACTATTTCAGAGAGTTGCATGACAATGACGTGCGTCATAGAATGTACATGGAGCAGAAGGAAGCGATCGAAGCAGACATGGCACCATTCGGATTCATTGATGATGGGACTGAACCAGAATCATTTGTAGACAACCAAGGTGATAGGTGGCATGTTGATGAGTATGGTGATATGGCATACATGTGGGATTATAGATGAACCTAGAAGATGAGTTTGAACTAGAACATCTATTACTAACTCAAAGACGTTGTAGAGTATGTGGCAAGACGAAAGATCTTCTTGATGGTTTTTATCTAACACGAAAGGATAGAGGTAACATTCCTAGTGCGTATGCATATGAATGTAAGGAGTGTACTATAAGAAGAGTATCTAAATCAAGAATTACAGATAGTACAAAGTACGAATACCCTGACTGGTAGTAGGTTCACGTCCGAGTTCCCCAGTGAAAAGGTGCATTATTCTAAATAATAATAGCATCCATTGAACTTCACAGGAGAACCAAGCAAGATGGCCAACACACAGATTTCACCAGGTGTATTGGTTCAGGAAAGAGATCTTACTAACACTATTAACGCAACGATCGATAACGTTGGCGCTATTGTTGGTACTTTTTCCCAAGGACCCGTTGAAGAGATCGTAAGCATCTCTTCCGAAAGAGAACTCATTCAAGTATTTGGTGAGCCAAACGAGCAAAACTACGAATATTGGTTTAGTGTCGCACAGTTTATGCTGTATGGCGGTACCTGTAAGGTAGTCCGTGCAGACAACTCTGCATTGAAGAACGCGATTGACACTGCAATCTTTACGCAGACAATCTTCTCAGCAGTTGACGTTACGTTGTCTGTTCAGAACGCTACTGGATTTGATGTCAACGATTTGCTGCTGATTGACGCAGAACTTCTGTCAGTCACTGCTATCACAGGTAACGATCTAGATGTTCTCCGTGGTCAGAACGCTACCGCCAACACGTCACACGCTGGTGGTTCACAGATCACCCAGATCAAGACAGTCTCTGGTGCAACTTCACCCCTTAACCAAGGTGGTACGCTTGCTGCTAGTGCTACTACACTCACCGTTACTTCTAACGCTGCACTCACCGCTGTAACGAACTCATACATCCAAGTGGGTGATGAGATCCTGCAAGTTACTGGTATTTCTGGTAACGATCTTACCGTTAGTCGCGCACAACTTGGTTCAACTGCAACTGCTCATACTGATGCAACTGCTGTTAACCTGTTAGTTGTTAACGTCAACCAGACCAGAATTAACGAGCAAACCAGCACTGGTGTTACTCCTCCTAAGATCAATAACATTGATACTTACGAAGCAACCACCGAGTATGCTGCCAACAACTGGAAGTTTGCTGCACGTACTCCTGGTACTTATGGTAACAGCATTCGCGTCGTAATGACTGATGCTGGTCCTGATCAAGTTCTGTTCCTTTCCGAGCCTGGTCCTTCTGCTGCTGAGTGGCAGATGCTTCCTGGTAAGCACATCTCTTTCTCTGCCTCTTCGATGCAGGGTCAGATTTTCAGTTACTCCTTGGTTCTTGAACTCAAAGCAGGCGCTGACCTGGTTGGTAAGTTCAAAGCAGATAACTTCTTTACTGCTGACAGTGGTAACGTCACTGGACGTATCCTCGCATACGAACCCAAGACTCGTACACTCGAACTGACTGTTGATTCTTCTGCTTCTGGTCACATCGATGTCGATATGGTTCTCACCGAACTTGCCGATAACGGTGGTTCACCTGGTTCTGCAACTGGTAACACCGCTAAGCCTACTTTGGTTCAGCGTCGTCTTACTGTTGTTAACGATGAAGGCGCAACTGCTTTCAGCAAGAACATCGTAATCAAAGATTCCAGCACACTCAACGGTGTCATCAACGATGGCGACAATGTTACTATTCTTTCTACCGAAAGTGAGTACATTTCCAGAGTGTATGGAAACAATCAGAAGTGGTCAAGTCTAGCACCACGTCCTGGTACTAGTGTATGGGCAACTGAGCGTGGTGGTTTCCGCGACTTGTTCCATATCTTGGTTCTGGATGGCGACGGTGGTATCACTGGTACCCCTGGTGCAATTCTTGAAAAGTTCACTGATGTGTCCAAAGCAGCAGATGCTAAGACACCCCAAGGTTCTACCCTGTATTACAAGGATGTCATTAAGGCACAGTCCGAGTACATCTTCTGGGGTTCCCACGAAAATACACGCATCTTCGACATTAATCCTTCACTGACAGGTGACATGGGAGATAACGTGTTGAACAAGAAGTTTGACTTGTTCAAGAATGACTACTCCATCCTTTCCTTGGATGATCCTACTGGCACAAGTCTGCTGGCACAACCTCTGGTTAACACCAAGAACACCTCTACCTTGAAGTATCAACTTCGCGGTGGTGCTGATGGTTATAGTGCTGAGCGTGACAAGTTGTTCGATTCTTACGATCTGTTCTCTGATCCTGAGACCGAAGAAATTGATTATGTGATCATGGGACCTGCAATGAGCGACGGTGTTGACTCTGTTGCCAAGGCACAGAAGATGATCGACATTGCCGAGGTTCGCCAAGACTGTCTCGCATTCGTTTCTGCCCCTCGCGATGCCATCATTGGTGTTGCTAGCAGCAGAGAGATTGTTAGCAAGACTGTTGAATTCTTTGATCAACTGTCTTCTAGTTCCTACGTTGTCTTTGACAACAACTACAAGTACATCTATGACAAGTACAACGACGCCTACCGTTACGTTCCTTTGAACGCTGACATCGCTGGTCTCGTTCTTGACACTGCTGTTGAAGCAGAACCCTGGTTCTCTCCTGCTGGTTTCACCAGAGGTCAGATCCGTAACGCTGTCAAACTTGCATACTCTCCTCTGAAAGAAGAGAGAGATTCACTCTATGCTGCACGAATCAACCCAGTTGTTGCTTTCCCTGGCGAAGGCATTGTACTCTTCGGAGACAAGACTGGCATGGCAACTGCATCTGCATTCGATCGTATCAACGTTCGCCGTCTCTTCCTGGTAATCGAAAGAGCAATTAGTGATGCTGCTAAGAATCAACTGTTTGAAATCAACGATGAGTTCACTCGTCAGTCTTTCAACGACATTGTTGATCCTTATCTCAGAGGTGTTCAATCACGTCGTGGTGTTGAAGATTATCTAGTTGTTTGCGATGCAACCAACAACCCTGATGATGCTATTGATCGTGGTGAGTTCTTCGCTGAGATCTTCGTGAAGCCCACGCGCTCCATCAACTTCATCACACTTCGCTTCACTGCTACTCGCACTGGCGCATCCTTCGCTGAAATCGTAGGTTGATTAAGTGGGGAGGGCAACCTCCCCTTTCCCCATTTCGTAATGTCATTCAATTAATTATTCTTCCCCAGGAGAAACCCCCAAAATGACAAGTCCAATTAGAAGAAACAATAGAAAGAGGAATCCCTCTAACAGAAATGGTGTGCAGTCAGATGCCAATCTGATGCAGTTTAGGAACAACATTCAGGATCTTGCGAGACCTAATCTGTTCCAAGTGACTCTGCAATTCCCTAGTTTTGATGGCAACCCCAACAATGGTGGCGGTGGTGCTAACAAAAAAGGTAGAGGAGAGCGTAAGAGTGGTAACACTTCAATGGCCGAGCGTTCAACATTCTTGGTGAAAGCAGCAAACTTGCCTGCATCCACTATCGGTGTTGTTGAAGTGCCATTCCGTGGTCGTCAATTGAAGATTGCTGGTGACAGAACCTTTGAACCATGGACTGTTACTATCATGAACGAAGAGACCATGGCGCTGCGCGAGCACATGGAAAGATGGGCAGAGTACATGCAGCAGAATCAGTATAACTACCAGTCTGCTGATTCCATTGCCGACTATCAGGCAAGTGCAACTGTCGATCACCTTGACAGACAGGGTGAGTCAAACGGTTCATATCGTTTTGAAGGTATTTGGCCTTCTAACATCTCTGCAATTGATCTTGCATGGGATAGCAATGATACCGCTGAGGAGTATACAGTTGAATTCCAGGTTCAATACTGGGAGAAGACTGATGACTCTAACATGTCTCATGGTAAGCGTAAGAGAAACAACCGTAACCGTAACAAGCGCGGTAGAGGTCAGTCCGCTGGTTGATTAGAAACCACATAGTTGAAACTGCTAAATAGTATTTGAAGTAATTACTTTCAATTGATGTCTCAACTATTTGGTTATTCGTTAGATCGAAAGAAGGGTCAGGCAACTGGTCCTTCTTTTGTTCGTAAAGAATCAGACGACGCTGCTCAACCAATTTCTGCTGGTGGGCACTTCGGACAATATGTTGAGATGGGTGACGCTGCTAATAAAGCAAGCGAAGCAGATTTGATCGGTAGATATCGCGAGATGTCTTTGCATCCAGAAGCGGATGCTGCTATTAATGATGTTGTCAACGAAGCGATTGCTGGGGATCTGAATGATCACCCCGTGGATATTGACCTCCAACACTTGAAAGTCTCTCAGACTCTGAAAAACAGAATCCGAGAAGAGTTCGTTAATGTTCTAGTGCTTCTAGACTTTGATAGAAAAGCATACGATATCTTCCGTAGGTGGTATATCGATGGACGCTTGTTCTATCATAAGATGATTGATACTAAGAACCCTGCTGCTGGTATCACAGAGTTAAGGTATATCGATCCACGCAAGATCAAAAAGGTTGTTGAATTTGACAAACCTAAGGATCGCGCACAACTCATTGACCCACAGATCACATCGATTGTTCCTAAATCGATTGAGTATTATATCTACTCACCGAAAGGTCTGAAAGGATATGAGAACAACGGGATCAAAGTTGCACCAGATGCTATCACATACTGCCACTCTGGTCAGTTGGATATGCAACGCAACTATGTGCTATCCCATCTTCACAAAGCAATTAAGGCACTCAATCAACTTAGAATGATTGAGGATTCTCTGGTCATCTATCGTTTGTCCAGAGCACCTGAGCGTAGAATTTTCTACATCGATGTGGGTAATCTGCCTAAGCAAAAGGCAGAGCAATACCTCAGAGAGGTGATGTCTCGCTATCGTAACAAGTTGGTGTATAACGCTGACACTGGTGAGATTCGTGATGACAAAAAGTTCATGTCTATGCTGGAAGACTTCTGGTTGCCAAGACGTGAAGGCGGACGCGGTACTGAGATCACTACACTGCCAGGTGGACAAAACCTAGGTGAGTTGGAAGATGTCAAGTATTTCCAGAAGAAACTGTATCGCTCACTCAACGTACCTGAGTCACGTTTAGAATCTGAAAGCAGTTTCAATGTCGGTCGTAGTGCCGAGATCACAAGAGACGAAGTTAAGTTCCAGAAATTTGTTACACGACTTCGCAAAAAGTTTAGTGATCTGTTTAGTGATCTTCTGAGAACTCAACTTGTTCTCAAAGGTGTCATCACACTTGATGAGTGGGATGATATGAAAGAGCACATCCAGTATAGTTTTATCGCTGATAACTACTTTGCTGAGATGAAAGAGAAGGAGGTGATGACAGAACGTCTCGCACTTCTTCAACAAATGGATCCTTATGCTGGTAAGTATTTCTCTCTGGAATACCTACGTCGCAACATCCTCAGGCAATCTGATGCTGAGTTCCAAGAAATCGACAAGCAGATGCAGGAAGAGGTTGAGGCTGGTCTGATTGTGTCTCCTGCTGAGATGCAACAGATGGAAAAAATGCAAATGGAAATGTCTCTGATGCCACCCGAACCTGAGCAGGAAGAGGAGCAGGGATTAGATCCAAAAGATTACGAAAAAGGAAACATCTAAATAGTAATAGTATTAATTAACATTATGCCTTCCCAACCTTCTCTTGATATCGTTAATGCATTGTTTGCTGGTCAGAAAGATCTTTCTGATTATGTGAACACACAGATGCAAACACTCGCTCTCGATAAACTCGATGGTATGAAACAAGAGGTTGGCGCAGCAATGTTCGCAGCACCCGAAGAGGGTCCTGAGAATACTGAGCAACCAGAGGACGCTGTACCCCCCGATCAAACCGAAGAGGAACCAACTGATGAAACTGATAACGGAGACAATTGAAGACGCTAAGGTCGTAATTACCGAAGGTAAGAACGGCAAGCGTAGCACCTGTATTGAAGGTGTATTTCTTCAAGCCGAAATCACCAATCGTAATGGTCGTATGTATCCCATGCGTACCATGGAACGTGAGGTTGAGAAGTATAACGAGTCTTTCGTAAAGACTGGTCGTGCTCTCGGTGAGTTGGGTCATCCTGACGGTCCTACTATCAACCTTGATCGTGCATCACATTTGATTACTTCTTTGAGAAAAGAGGGTAACAATTTTATTGGTAAGGCACGTTTGCTTGAAACCCCTATGGGTAAGATTGCAAAACAACTTCTAGATGAAGGAGTCAAACTGGGTGTTTCCTCACGCGGTCTGGGTTCTATCAAAGAAGAAAATGGTATCAAAGTAGTTGGCGAAGATTTTATGCTTGCTACTGCTGCTGATATCGTAGCAGATCCTTCTGCTCCTGAGGCATTTGTCAATGGAATCATGGAAGGAAAAGAATGGGTTTGGGCAAATGGATCAGTTGCTGAGTCCACCATCGACCAAATCAAGAAGAGAATTGACAATGCTGCGGCAAGTCAATTGACAGAAAGAAAGATTTCCGCGTTTTCAGAATTTCTGAAAAATCTGTAATCATAAATAATTAGAGCAATCACTCAATTCGTAGCATTAAGGAGACCCCAATGTCTGACAAGATTGAAACAACACTAGATGAATCGAGCGTCACTGCTGGCGCTAAGGCAGCAGATCCTCAGGGCAAATTGTCCGATGAAGGTAGCGGTCTCGGCGGCGTACAGGATCTGGGAGGACCAACCCCTCAGAACTCGAAGCCTGATGACGAAAGTAACAAGTACAAAGTCATCGGTAAGAGTGCATCTGCACCTACCACAAAACCTTCTGATGCATCTGCATCCCAAGGCGGTTCCATTAAAAAGGAAGATGCCGAGGTAGAAGGTGAAGAAGTGATTGCTGAGGAAGAAGTAGTCGAAACAATGACTATCGATCTTTCCGCTGATGTTGCTGCTCTGACCGAAGGTGAAGACCTGAGCGAAGAGTTCAAGCAGAAAGCAGCAACCATCTTTGAAGCGGCAGTTGTTTCCCGCCTCAATGAAGAACTGAATCGTATCCATGGTGATTACGCTAAGGTTCTTGAAGAAGAAATTGAAACCGTCAAGTCTCAACTTGCCGAACAAGTAGACGAGTATCTGTCGTTTGCTGTCAGCAAGTGGGCTAAGGACAACACGCTCGCCATTGAGCACGGTATCAAAACCGAAATGGCAGAGAGTGTTCTGACTGGTCTCAAACAGGTTTTCGTCGAGAATTTCATTGATCTTCCCGATGAGAAAGTTGACTTGGTTGACGAAATGACCGAGCAACTTGATATTATGCAGACTAAACTCAACGAACAGATCGAAGAGAACGTTGACCTCTCGAAAGAGGTTGGCGGTTATATCAAGAATGGGATTGTGAGCGAACTGAGCGAAGGACTGTCACTTTCACAACGTGAAAAGTTGGCATCTCTTGCTGAGGGAGTTGAGTTTGATGATGAAGAATCCTTCCGTGGGAAGGTTACGACACTTCGTGAGTCGTATTTCTCTACCAAGCCCGAAGTGACTACTGTCACCGAAGACGTTCAGGTTGAGAACGAGGTCGTAGGTGAGGCAATGTCCCACTACGTCCAAGCACTTTCCCGCTGGGCTAAGTGATAAATTAAGGATCCACACTAACCCTATTAAGTATTAAAGCAAATGTTCAATTCCGAATCTTTGCAGGAGAAGTGGGCACCCATTCTGGAACATTCTGAGATCTCTAACATCTCTGATAAGTACAGAAAGGCCGTCACCTCCATCCTGCTCGAAAACCAAGAGAAATTCCTCCGTGAGGAATCTGGAATGCTCAACGAAGCATCCCCAACGATGTCTGCTGGCACAGCAGGTTTCTCTGGTAGCAGCACCGCCACAGGTCCTGTTGCAGGTTTCGACCCTGTTCTGATCAGTCTGATCAGACGCTCCATGCCCAAGTTGATCGCCTATGATATTGCTGGCGTTCAACCGATGACTGGACCTACTGGTCTCATCTTTGCCATGCGTTCACGCTATGGCACTAACCGTACTGCTGGCGCTGAGTCCTTCTTCAATGAGGCGGACACAGAGTTCTCTGCTGAGAACGCAGCATCGAACCTCGGTCGCACCGCTCAGAGTGGAAGCAACCCTGGTCTGCTGAACGACAGCGGCACCTACACCGTCTCTGACGGTATGCCGACTGCTGAGAGTGAGGCACTGGGCGATGCCGCTGGCAACGCCTTCGCAGAAATGAACTTCTCGATCGAGAAGGTCACTGTGACTGCCAAGTCACGCGCTCTGAAAGCAGAGTATTCGCTCGAACTCGCCCAAGACCTGAAAGCAGTTCATGGTCTTGATGCTGAATCTGAGCTTGCCAACATCCTCTCAACAGAGGTTCTTGCCGAGATCAACCGCGAGGTGGTACGTACCGTCTATCGCATTGCTCGCCCTGGCGCTCAGAACAACACAGCAACTGCTGGCGTATTTGACCTTGACGTTGATTCCAACGGTCGCTGGTCAGTTGAGAAGTTCAAAGGACTCCTCTTCCAAATCGAACGCGATATGAACGCGATTGGTCACGAGACTCGTCGTGGAAAGGGTAACATCCTCATCTGTTCTGCTGACGTTGCTTCGGCACTGTCCATGGCAGGTGTTCTGGATTACACCCCTGCTCTCTCTGGTAACAGCAACTTGCTTCCAGACGACAACAGCAGCACACTGGCAGGCACCCTGAACGGTCGCATCAAGGTCTATGTTGACCCTTATTCCGCTAACGTAAGTGATCGTCACTTCTACGTTGCTGGTTATAAAGGTTCTAGCGCCTATGATGCTGGACTCTTCTACTGCCCATATGTGCCCCTGCAAATGGTTCGCGCCGTTGGTCAGGACACATTCCAGCCCAAGATCGGCTTCAAGACCCGCTACGGCATGGTCGCTAACCCATTCGCAGAAGGAACAACACAGGGGAGTGGTGCTCTTACTGCAAATGCTAACCGCTACTACCGTCGTGTGCTGGTTGACAACCTCATGTGATCCATTAGGTTACACACAACACTCAGGACCCCATCGGGGTCCTTTTTTAATGTCTAGTAATATTTGCTGATTCCCACACGAGAAGGGCGTTTGAGGTTGGCACTTATGTTAAATAGAATTATACTGAACTTGACTCCCATGCCAAGGTCCACCATGTTGAAGACCGATCTGCTTGCCAGATTATACAAAGAGAAAACCAAATTATACGAAGGCGAGTTTCGGGAGGAACAAACTGAGGAATGGCATCACGGTGCCCACTTCGCGTATAGTAGACTATTGGATATCATTAGCGAGTACCGACAATGAAAGACCTTGACTTCATCGATGACCTGTTGACCATGCCCGAAGAACCTTCAAAATCTAAAAACATCACTGATGCTGATGCCAAAGACTGGGAAGACTTCTGGAATGGTGAAGAAGAATAAACCATAACCCCCTTAATGTGATGCTATTTGGAACTACGGCTGCACAACAACTGTTAACTTTCGGTTGTACCTTTGTTATAGCAACAGTATACATTGTGGTAATCACATGTAGGGACCATTGAATTGAGTATGTTCCTATAAATAATTAAAACAGGAACATACTCATGGCATCATACGGAGGCAAGGACCAGACATCGCTCTGGTCTAAGCAATTAGATAACAGGAACTTCCTGTCGCCAATTGGATTTAAGATGCTACTGGAACAGTTTCCAAAGGTAGTTTACTTTGCACAATCCGCTAATATTCCTGGTATCGGACTGAATACCATCGAGCAACCTACTATGCTGGGACGTGTGATCCCGTGGGAAGCACATGGTCTGAACTATGAACCATTCAACTTGACGTTCCTTGTTGATGAGGATCTAGAAAACTATCTCATCCTACACAACTGGATGCGATCGATTGCAGGTGGCGATGCGTTTGAAGAACGTGCTACTTACATGGATGATTACACTGTGACTTGTGATGCGTCACTAGCAATCATGAATAGTAATATGAGAACTAACTTCTTTGTCAACTTCAAAGATATATTCCCTGTCTCATTGAATGCATTAGAATTTAATGCTACAATTGATGGTACTGAGTATGCCACAGCAACTGCTGAGTTTAGGTATACTACTTACAACATACAAAACCTTGAAGGTGGGCGGAGGAAGAATCTGAAATGAATCTAGACCAAATTCGTGACATGTGGAAAGAGGATTGCATCATTGATCAAAATGATTTAGACACTGAGAACTTCAAGTGTACTGTGATCCACGAAAAATATTTGAATATCTGGTCTCATTTTAAACTGATGGCATCTGATGCTGACACCAAAGGTCGGATGCTATACAAAGCAAAGTTTGAATACTACTCAGGCAAAGCACCTGCCAAGGTGTACGCAGAGAAACCTTTCAATCACAAGGTACTCAAAACTGATATCAACACTTACATCTGGGCAGATGATGAGTGGTTGAAAAACAAGCAGAAGATTGACTACCTTGATACTTGTATAAATTACTTAGAGATGATTCTTAAACAGTGTTCCTCACGAGGGTTCCAGATTAAGAATTACATTGATCTAAGGAGACATGGTGATTACTAAGATTGAAAAAAAGAATGAAGTCTACCTCAAAGTAACAACAGAACCCCATGTTCATCAGGAACTGAGTGATCACTTTCAATTTGAAGTGCCACAAGCAAAGTTCATGCCACAGTATCAGAAGTGGAAATGGGATGGAAAGATCCGTTTGTATTCACCAGCAACAGGTGAGATATATGCGGGTCTTTTTGATTATCTAACTGAGTTCTTAGAACAACGTGGTTACGATTGGGAAGTTGAGGACAGTAAGTTTTATGGAAAACCAAATGAATGTGAACTACTCATATCTCCTGAGGCAACTGCGGGGTATGTTAGATCTTTGGGTCTACCTTTCAAAGTCAGAGATTACCAGTTACGAGCAATTTACCAAGCACTTAGGTACAATCGGAGACTTCTACTATCCCCGACAGGATCGGGAAAATCTCTAATCATCTATGCACTGGTGCGATGGCATCTGGGGATGGATCGTCAGGTTCTTATCATTGTTCCTACTGTCTCACTAGTGGAGCAGATGTATAAGGATTTCCAACAGTATGGATGGAGAGCAGATGCATATGTACATAAGATCATGGGTGGCACTGAGAGGTACGTAGATGCCCCTGTGGTAGTGTCTACCTGGCAGAGTATATACAAAGAACCTAAAAAGTTCTTTAACCGTTTTGATGTCATCATTGGTGATGAGGCACACCTATACAAAGCAAAGAGTTTGTCAGGTATCTTGACTAAGTGTCATGATGCAAAATATCGTATTGGTCTCACAGGTACTCTCGATGGTTTGCATACCCATCAGTTAGTGCTAGAAGGATTGTTTGGTAAATGTGAACAAGTTACCAAGACAGCAGACCTTATGAAGAAAGGTCATCTCACTAAACTTAAAGTAAATATTCTCTTATTAAAACATGGGTACGTTCCCTTTGATGACTACCAACAGGAGATGGATTACATAGTAAGTCATCCTAAGAGAAACAATCTGATCACAAACCTTGCGAAAGATCTGAGTGGCAATACTCTGATCCTATTCAACTACGTAGAGAAGCATGGGGAACCATTGCATGACCTGCTAAATACTAAGGTGAAGGAAGGTCGCAAGGTCTTCTTCATACACGGTGGTATTGATGCCTATGATCGTGAAGAAGCACGATCTATATGTGAGACAGAAAAGGATGCAATCATTGTTGCATCGTATGGAACTTTCTCTACTGGTATTAATATCAAAAACTTACATAATGTGATCTTCGCTAGTCCCTCCAAGTCCAGAGTCAGAAACCTACAATCTATTGGTCGTGTACTCAGGAAAGGAGATAACAAAGCGCAAGCAGTTCTATACGATATTGCAGACCACTGTGCGAGAGGATCCAAAAGTAATTACACCCTTCGTCATCTTGCTGAAAGAATCAAGATATATCAAGAAGAAAAATTTAATTACGAAATTAAGGAGATCAAATTGACTCATGATTAATTACATCCGACACGACGAACAATTCTTTGCCACACTTAAACTTATCACTGGGGAAGAGATCCTTGGTGAAGCATTAGTTAGTGAGGACCCTGATACCAAGAAAGATATGATCTTCATGCAGAACCCTGCTAGAACAAAGATCGTTGAACTTGAAGTAGATTCAGAAGATGCATCCCAAAAGGTTGCAATGGGATTCATGAAATGGATGAACTTCTCTGATGAGGATTTCTATGTAATTGATGCTCAGTCTGTTGTGTCTATTGCTCCTATGTCTGATGAAGCAATCTTGCTTTACAAGAGATGGATCAAGAAAGAATTTAAAAAGTCAGAACCTGATGAAGCAGAGGTACCCATCAACAAAAGCATGGGTCTCATCTCAAAGGTGGAAGATGCAAGGAAACTTCTAGAACGCATCTTCAAAGATGCATCTCTCTAAGCCACTTAAAGATACTGTGTTTCTGAACCCTTACAGTGTTGAGTATAATGATTTATTATTGTCTTGTCAAGCCCTGTCACCTTGTCACCTCGTCACTTGACAAATCTGTCTTGATAAGTTAACATTATGTCATCCGTGAGTACCCTTATGTCTATGCTAATGCCACGGAAGAACGCCAAAAAGAAAGAACACTATGTAGATAACAAACAGTTCTTACATGAACTGATTATTTACCGTAACAAATGTGCAGTCGCCAAAGATAAAGGACTGTCCAAACCTCGTGTCTCTAATTACATTGGTGAATGCTTCCTTAAAATTGCAACCCACCTATCGTATCGTCCGAACTTCATCAACTACATGTACCGAGAGGACATGATTGGTGATGGTATCGAGAATTGTATTCAATACATTCATAACTTTGATCCAGAGAAGTCTTCTAATCCGTTTGCATACTTCACACAGATTGTATACTATGCATATCTAAGAAGGATTGCTAAGGAGAAGAGGCAGCAGGCAATTAGAGAGAAGATCCTAGAACGTAAGGGGTATGAGGAGGTTTTCCACACAGATGACCTTGACAATATCGCTGACATGAACTATATTAAGTCTCGTGTCGAGACCAATACGAGGTACTGATGTCCACAAAACAAAGTTTGATCGGTGACTATTGGAACGGTGGTTCCTCAGGTGAACAAACTCAGCGTCTAATTGCTGAGTTGACTGATAAGTTGAAAGGTATTACATACACCCAGACATGTACAACAGCAGAGGGAACTACCTACAAGAAACTTGTTATTGAATATGAAGATTCTTCTAATAACTGATCAACACTTTGGTGCTCGTAATGATAGTCAAGTCTATCTTGACAAGTACCGAAAGTTTTATACTGAGACAGTTCTTCCTTATATCGATAAGCACAAGATCACTAATGTGATTGCTCTTGGAGATACCTTTGATAGGCGTAAGTCCATCAACTTCAACTCTCTGGAAGCAGCGAAGGAAATGTGGTTTGATCCACTGAGAGATCGTAATGTCCACATGCATATGCTTGTAGGCAATCATGATATCTTCTATAAAAATACTCTCAGGATTAACTCACCAAGGTTACTCCTTAGTGACTATGACAACATTACCGTCGTGGACGATCCTACTGAACTATCCATTGGTGATATTTCTATACTTCTTTTGCCTTGGATATGTGACGACAATAGAAAAAGATCCATGGATCTTATATCAACGAGTGATTCAACTGTCTGTCTGGGCCATCTTGAACTTAATAGTTTTGAACCTATTCCTGGATATACGATGGACCATGGAGATGACCCCGATGTATTCGATAGGTTTAAATTAGTATGTAGTGGTCACTTCCATCACATATCTGCTAAGAAGAACATCAAATATCTCGGTAATCCGTACCAAATGTTCTGGAATGATTACGGTTGTGAACGTGGGTTCCATGTACTAAATACTAAAACTACAAAACTTAGTTTTGTAAAGAATCCCAACACGATGTTTCACAAAATTTACTATCGTGATAGTGAAACAGCAACCATTGATTATGAAAAACTCAAAGGTAGTTATGTAAAACTAGTCGTCGAAAAGAAACAAGACCAAGTTCTTTTTGATAAGATACTCAGAGAGATTAACAACAGCGATGTTGCTGATCTCAAAATCATCGAAGATACTTTTGTGTATCTGGATGAGGTAGACGATTCTCTGGAACAAGAAGACACACTAACCATGTTGCAAAACTGTGTGACAGAGATCGATAACAAAGATGAAGTGTTTGGTATTTTAAAATCATTGTATGTCGAAGCACTTAGACTCTAAAATGTTCGTATTAGTTGACAAAAGTAGCGGTGGGGTGTACGCTGTAAAGGACAGTGGCATCCAAGAAAAGGTTGTTCAAATCTTCGAGCAAGAGGACGACGCCGAACGTTACTATGGTTATCTAAAAGCAGATGATTATAAGCGTAAACTCGAAATCATGGAAGTCGAAGAAGAGATTGTCAAAGATAACTGTACCAACTATGGATACAGTTATACAATTATTACACCCAACGACATTGTATTTCCCCCGAAAGACGTAGATTAGTATGATTGTTTTTGAGACTATTCGCTGGAAGAACTTCCTGTCCACTGGGCAACAGTTCACCGAAGTGAATTTGAGTGAGTCACCATCTACATTAATCGTAGGCAATAACGGCGCAGGCAAGAGTACCATTCTTGATGCGCTTTGTTTTGTTTTGTTCAACAAACCATTTCGTAAGATTACGAAACCCCAGTTGATGAATAGTGTAAACGAACGTGAACTTTTAGTAGAGGTTCAGTTCAAAATTGGCACTATCTCTTATAAAATAGTTCGTGGTATCAAACCAACGGTGTTTGAGATCTACCGTAACGACGAACTGGTGGACCAAAATGCAGCGAACAAAGACTATCAAAAGTACCTTGAACAAAGCGTACTCAAACTTAACTACAAATCTTTCACTCAGGTTGTTATTCTCGGCAGTAGCACTTTTGTGCCTTTTATGCAGTTGCCTGCTGGTCATCGAAGAGAGGTTATCGAGGATCTTCTAGACATTCAAATCTTCTCCCAGATGAATGGGTTGCTCAAAGAGAGAATTAAAGACGCTAAGGATGAGCAACGTCAGTGTGAGTATGAACTAGAACTTGCACAGACGAAAGTTGACATGCAAGTTCGTAATATTGCCAACCTAGAAAGTGTTGACAAGCAACACATTGAGAACCAGCAACAGAAGTTTGTTGCTAATGAAGATCGTATTGTAGATATTAACTTACGCATCAAGGAAGTCGAAAAAGATATTTCAATCATTGAACCTGAGATCCAGAAACTAGATCATGCTGTTGAGAAGCATGAAAAGTTTAAGGACATGAAGTCTAAGATCTATCACAAGTTGAATACATCTAAGAAGAACTATGACTTCTTTGTAGAGAATCAAACTTGTCCTACATGTACTCAGGAGATTGATAAAGATCTCCGTCAATACAAACAAGCAGAACTTAATCAGAAGTGTGTTGAACTGACTGATGCAGGGTCACAGATCATGGGTCAGATCAATACTCTCAATAAGAACATCAAAGAACTGCGTCAGAAAGCAAGTCAGATCAATGAGTATAGGTATGAGATTCAATCTCTTACCAAGGAAGAGATGCTTCTGTTGAAAGACAACACTTCTATCATGACTGAGGTAGGTAGCGATACCAGTAACTTAGAGAAAGAGAAGCAAGATCTTGAAACCATGACACAAGCACTTGACAACAAACTCATTTCGTGTTCTAATATAAACAAGCAGACGGATCATCTTAAAACGGTTGCTAACCTCTTGAAGGATGGTGGGATTAAGACTAAGATTATTTCTAAGTTCATTCCTCTCATCAATCAGAGAATCAATAAGTATCTTCAAAGCATGGATTTCTATGTGAACTTCACGCTTGATGATAGTTTTAACGAGAAGATTCTTTCTCGTTTCCGTGATGATTTTTCTTATGCTTCTTTCTCAGAAGGAGAGAAGCAAAAGATTGATCTGGCGCTGTTGTTCACTTGGCGAGAAGTCGCTGCTTTGAAGAACAGTGTGAGTACCAACCTTCTTCTACTTGATGAAGTGTTTGACTCTTCACTCGATCAGTCTGCTACGGATGAACTGATGCGGATTTTGAAAGGTCTTGGAGAGAAGACTAATCTCTTTGTTATTTCACACAAAGGAGAGGTGCTCTATGATAAGTTTGAGCGAATCGTAGAGTTCTCCAAAGAAGGTGACTTTTCAACTATGTCAGCGGTACAAGGATGAAGCACATACTCTTCACCCTGCGTCAATGTGATAGTGAATTACTAGATGATGAATCTTACATTCGCGACATGCTGGCAAAAGCAGCGGAGTGTGCAAACAGTACACTCCTAGGTATCCAATCACATAAGTTCTCTCCACAAGGCGTGACTGCTATTGCTATGCTTGCTGAGTCACATATCAGCATTCATACATGGCCTGAGACAGGCGAAGCAGTATGCGATGCCTTTACTTGTGGAGACCATACGGATCCACACGATGCTTTCATCTTTATGAAATCTTCGTTGCTGAGTAAGCGATGGGTATATCAGACAGTGAAACGACCAGTCATATAAGTGGCACCCCTCTACGTCCTGATGGACTAGGGGGGTTTATACTATCTGTATACACACGAGGATGCATGAAAAAAGAGATCAAGAGCACACTGGCACGTTTGCTTGCTACCGAGAACCTCCTGGTGGAGCACAAGCAAGTACCGACAGCATCCTTTGATGTTCATAAGCGTCTCTTGACTCTCCCTATGTGGAATCGTGCAAGTGATACTGTCTATGATCTGCTCGTAGGACACGAGGTGGGTCACGCATTGTATACACCTGACGATGACACCCTTGACAATCTCCCATGCCCTAAGGATTACTTGAATGTAACTGAGGATGCACGTATCGAGAAACTGATGAAGCGTAAGTATCCTGGTCTTGCCAAAGATTTCTATCGTGGGTATCAGGAACTGAATGATGATGACTTCTTCGCTATCGAAGATCAAGATCGTGACAAACTGTCTCTCATCGATCGTATCAATCTACACTATAAGATTGGTGCCTATGCACTGATGCCATTCAATGCTTCTGAGACCCCTCTGTGTGCCGCTGTGGGGGATGCTGAAACGTTTGAGGAAGCGATTGCTGCTGCTGTTGCTATTTACGAATTTGCTAAGAAAGAACAGGAGTCAAATCCAGCACCACCTATGAACCTTCCACCTAATCAAGGTGGTAGTGGTATGACTCATGAAGAGATGCTTGAAGAAGCACAGAAACGTGAGCAAGAGAATGAAGAAACTAAAAGTTCTGGTGAGAAAGAGCAGGAAGTATCTCGTCCATGGTTTACTGAGGACGAACCTGATACAGAGACTGAACGTAATGATGATGACGCACAACTAGATGTCCCATCGTATGAGTACATCCAACCAAGTATCGATAATGCTACCACTCAGCGTAACTTTGATAGGAATGCGTCTGAACTGATCGATAAGTATGCTAATGAATTTGAGTATGTCACTTTCCCTAAGATCAATTTCCAGAATACTATTGTTCCTAATGCACAATTGTGGGATGAGGCAGAGATTTTTTGGGGAGAATACTATGAAGACTTTGACAGAGACGTGTGGAGTGAAGTTGATTCGGAGTTTGCAAATTTCTGTAACAACACATCCAAAGATGTAAACTATCTGGTCAAAGAATTTGAGTGTAAGAAGTCTGCTACATCGTATGCTCGCTCATCAACAGCACGTACAGGAGTTCTTGATACAAACAAACTTCATAACTACAAACTGAGTGAAGATATCTTCAAGAAAGTCACTCGTACTACTGATGGTAAGAACCACGGTCTTGTATTCCTACTTGACTGGTCTGGTTCTATGGCAAACGAGATCTTTGAGACTATCTGTCAGGTCATCAACCTTGCACAGTTCTGTAAGAAGGTTGGTATTCCTTTTGATGTCTACACGTTTGTCAATGATCACAGTCTGTTGAGGTTCTTTGGTGTTGATTCTGACACTCCTATGGTAAAACTACCTAAGGTTGCAGAAACTGAGGCAGGTACCTTCTGGATTGACCCTCGGTTCAAGTTAGTCAACGTATTGACCAGCGAAGGTAATCAAAATAACTTCAAACGTCAATGTAACTTCCTGTATAGGGTAGGAAACTACTGGAATGATCGTAGAAATATGTATAAATTCCGTCCTGCACCACCTGCATTCATGGGTTTGGGTGGTACACCATTGAATGAAGCATTGATTGTGATGCGTGAGTACCTAGGAGTCTGGCAAAAGAAAACAGGTGTGGAGAAATCCCACTTGGTTGTCTTGACTGATGGTGAGTCACAGTGTACTTGGATCACAAAAGACCATACTGGTAGTAACTATTTTAATGAACCATATCCTTCTGCCATTCGTGGTGAGAGTGTGATCCGAACTAAGAATAGGTACTACTCTGATATCCGTGATCCACATACAGCAATGACTAGGGGACTGATTCGGGTTATTCGTGACACATATCCTGAGTGTTCTGTCATGGGTTTCCGTATTTGTTCATCACGTCACCTGACTACATATCTCCATGCCCTAGGTATGCATGGTGGTGATGTACATTCAAAGTATTCCAAAATGTTCCGAAGGGATAAGTCTGTTGCCATCACTGGTTCTTGTTATAACGAACTGTATTGCATACAATCTAGTTCTTACAATGATGATGTAGAAATGGATGTTGCTGAGGATGCAACCAAGGGTCAGATCCGATCTGCTTTCAAAAAATCTTTGAAGTCGAAGAGTATCAATCGTAAGATGCTCTCATCCTTTGCTGGACAAATCGCGTAGTGTCCACTCTGCCCCTGACTCTGCCCCAATCTGCCCTATACTTACTTCATACGAAACGAACCAATGCCTGCCAAGTCTGACCTCAACACCATCGATCTGATCAAGTACCTTACAGCAACCTATGCTACTCCTGAGGTAAATACTAATCAGGTACTTGCTGCTGCTGATCACTTTGGTGTTTCTTATCCCACTGTGTGTCAGCGATTGGAAAAGTTCAAATCAGGTCGTGGTAAGTGGAACCTTACTGCGACAGAACTCGAAGAGACCTATAACGCTCCGTCTGCTGCCCCCGCTGTTGAGACTTCTACCTTGATCCCTATCAAAGACAAAAACTATGTACCGTTTGGGAACTTCACTGATCTGAAAAAGATCATCAAGTCTGGTGTCTTCTATCCAACGTTCATCACTGGACTGTCTGGTAACGGTAAGACCATGGGTGTTGAGCAAGCATGTGCTGCTCTCGGACGAGAACTGATTCGTGTAAACATTACTATTGAAACTGATGAAGATGACCTCGTGGGTGGTTTCCGCCTTGTGGGCGGCGATACTGTTTGGCATAATGGTCCCGTCATTGAAGCACTCGAACGAGGAGCAGTCTTGTTACTCGACGAAATCGATCTCGCCTCAAACAAAATCCTATGTCTGCAATCTATTCTTGAAGGGTCGGGAGTTTATTTGAAGAAGACAGGCAGGACTGTCACCCCGTCACCTGGGTTTACTGTGTTTGCTACTGCCAACACCAAGGGTAAGGGTTCTGATGATGGTCGTTTCATCGGTACCAACGTGCTGAACGAGGCATTCTTGGAGCGTTTCCCTCTGACATTTGAGCAAGAGTATCCTGCTCCTAGTATTGAGAGTAAAATGCTCAACAATTACTGTGCTGAACTTGACTGCTGTGATGCAGAGTTCATTAAGAACCTCACCACTTGGGCAGAGATCATCCGTAAGACCTTTGCTGAGGGTGGCGTTGACGAAGTGATCTCAACACGTCGTCTGGTCCACATCATTCGTGCATTCTCTATCTTCAACAATCGTTTGAAGGCAATCAAACTCTGCCTGAACCGTTTCGATGACGAGACTCGCGATTCTTTCTTGGAATTGTACTCTAAGATTGACTCTGATGTTGAAATCAACCCCACTTTGCTTGACTCCTGATGCTATATCGCACACAAATCCTTGATGACTCTGGTATATCCAGAGTCCTTTCCCAAGTTGATCCCGTCCTAGTCTTGAATTCCCATAAGAATGTAGATGAAGATAAGGGTATCGAACCTGACTTGCTAGATGACTACATTGAAGACTCTATGCAACCAGAACTGACTCTCACCTGTGGTAGATCAGGTTTTACTTTCAAAAAGTACAACCCTGGTCAAGATTATGACTGGCATCAGGACGAGGTTACCTCTGATGATGGTCTGAGGTTGGATGTATCTACTACTTTGTTTCTCAGCAACCCCGATGAGTATGAAGGTGGTGAGTTAGAGTTGCGTTTTGGCGACTTTGGTGTTAGTATTAAACTTCCAGCAGGCCATGCTGTAATCTATCCGACTGGTATCATCCATAGAGTACGACCAGTTACATCAGGTGTCCGTAGGGTAGTTCATTGGTGGGATGAATCCAACGTCCAGAACCCTTTTAGGAGGGATGCCATTGTACAACTCAACAAACAACCTGAACGCATCGATCTACACACTGCTACACTTGAACGATTCTGTTAATTATGAACAAATACCATGAAGATGAGGTCCTTAAAGAACTTAAAGACTACATCGCCAGTACATACAGTCAGCACTACTCTGCTGGTCCTGAGGGTTTCCAAACCCTAGACTTGATTGAAGCATGTGGAGACGGAGAATCCTTCTGCCGTTCTAACATCTTGAAGTATGCCTCACGCTATGACAAGAAAGGAACTGCTAGACGTGACATCTTAAAAGTGCTACACTATGCTGTGCTCTTGATGCACTTCAACGACAAAAACGCCAAAACGGAAGACTATCCTCAATGACCTGTATGAAATTTACTGAACCACAATTGGAAATCCTCGGGTTGTTCATGAACATCAACCCATCTATCATGTTTAAACCTGGTCAGAAGGTTTCAACTATCTCTAACAATAAGAATATTCTCGGTTCCTGTACTTTCAAAGACATTGAGTTTCAGCGTACTGCACCCATCTATGACTTGGGTAACATGATGAAGACCATCAAGGTCCTCTCACGTAATACTACTAGCATTCCTGACGTTGACTTCAACGATAAGCACGTTGACATCAGCATGAACAACAGTCGGATGAAGTATTACTATGCTGATGAGAGCATGATCACAGTTCCACCTGACATCATCAACAGTATCGGTGAACTATCTGTATCTACTGAACTGAGTAATGAACACCTGTATCAAATCTTTGCTGCGGCGTCTGGGTATCAACTGCCAGATCTTTGCTTTACAGGTCATAATGGTGTTCTGTCTGCTGTTGTTACTGACAAGCGCAACTCCACTGCTAACACACTAGAAATCCAACTAGGTGAGACTGATAAAGACTTCTGCTTCTGCATGAAGATCGAGAACATCGCTATCCTGATGACTGGTGGTCAACCCTGCCGTGCTGCGAAAGGTTACAAGATTGATCTGTATGAGCGCAAGGTTGCCAAACTGCATGGTATTATGACAGAGAGTTCATCCGTTGAAAATCTTGAACTGATGATTGCTCTTGAACCTGATTCAGAATACTGATGAACATCTTCGTTACGGACCCATCCCCATATCGCTCTGCTGTGGTTCTTCCTGACAAGCACATTGTCAAGATGCCCTTAGAGACCTGTCAGATGCTTGCTATTGTATGCTCTGACAAATGGGGTCATGGTTTTGGCACCCTTCCCAAAGCAGACGGTACTCCCTATGCTACTGAGAAGGGTGCTTTTCGTAACCACCCATGTACCAAGTGGGCGAAT